GGCGGCGCACGATCTCGGAGCGCCGCCCTGGCCGCAGCATCACTCCAGCCTCGTCCACTTCAATCCCGCAATGCGTCATGCGCGAACCTCCGGAAACTACTTGTACTCTTTGCCATCGAGCAGCGCGCCCGCGGCGTGCTTGCCCACGCGCATCATGCGGCGGCCGCCAACGTCATCGGGGTTCACGTCCATCGGAACACCGCGGCCGTCGAGTCGAATGGCGATCTGCAGCGGCGCCTTCTCTGAAGGAACCCAGAGATCGATAGGACGCCACTCGCCCCACTGCTTGAAGAAGAACGGCGCCCGGGCGGCCGCGCATTGATCGCGCAGCCCGCACGCCCAGTCCGGATGCATCGGCCGCGCACCTGGTCCGCTCTCGCCGCCGCAGATCACCCAGTCGAGCTTGGTGACACCGTCATCTGCCGTTGCGATGATGTCCATGCTGTTGGAATTGAGAACCTCGTGATAGGCCGTAAGCGCGTTCCATAAACAATCCACGTCGTCATCCCGATACCGGATCTCCGTCAGATTCACCGGCCCCAGCAGTGGCTCGCAGCTCACATACCGCACCGCCGCCGGCGTCTGCAGCAGCAGGGGAATCCGATCATTCGCCGCCTGCTGGTTCTCCACGCTCACGCCCAGCCAGACATTCGGCAGCGGCCATGCATCAATCTTGGGCATGTAGCAGAACTCTTCTTTGCCGCTCAGAGGGCCACGCCCACATGACGTCTTCTCCCCGACGCGCTTTAGGGCCTTATCCACGGCATCGACCGTCGCTTTCGGGGAGTGGTTCCAATCGACCATCTCGATTTGCTCATCCATTAATTCAAAGGCTTTGTCTTTCTCCGATAAGTAGTTCAGCATCCGCTCCGGCCGCTTCGTCAACACCTGGAACGCGTGCTGCGGGCAGAGCGCCATCACCGCGAAGACGCGGTCCAGCATTTCGTCTGTTACCCAGTCGCCGAACAGGTCACTCTGGTTCTCCACGAAGATCCGTCGCGGGCGCGTTTTTGCTGATACCCGATCCCTGACCACTGACCACTTCAACGGCAGCAGCAACGCTTTCTCGTCCACGAATACATCGACCAGGTCACGGCTGCGGCGATCGTAGGGCAGTCCCGTTCCATTCGCCGGCAGGCAGCGACCCTGCATCGTCTCCGCGTAGCAGTGCTCGCAGCCAGGCGAGATATGCTCGCAGTGCTGGCCAACGTGACCTCGCATCTTCATCGCGATCTGCACCAGCGAGGTGTAGCCTTTTGCCCGCGCAATCGCCGGCGCGTCCATCTTCACCCGCGCCCGGATCGGACTCCACGTCGAATCACACCACTCAATGCCTGTCTTCACGCCCATGTGCTCACTCCCTGTTCGGCCCCAGCTCCAGCCGCGCCGCCTGCTTTTTCTCTTTCCGCGCCAGCGTCACCCGCTCCGCCAGGCGCGACCAAATTGACTGGCTCGCCGTGCAGGTCATAGTGCGCGAACAATTCCGCTGCGGATACCCTTATCGGCATGAGCAGTCCGACCAGGTTGCCGTCGCGCCAAAGGGCCAGCGGATCGTTAGGCCACCGGTTGAAGAACTTCTTACTCACCGTCAACTTGTCGAGATGAACAGCCTTTAACGCGAAGGCGAGCTTATGGCCGCTTACCACCGTCACCCGTCCCAAAACATCACATACGAAAGCGATCCCATCAAAAGGTCCATCGCACCCGCCGATGAAGTCCGCGTTGCCCTCCTCGCGCCCCATAGCGTCATTCCAGACCTTTCGGATCGCTTCTTCGGTCGCGTGCTTTGCAGTCCAGTGGTCAGGGTTTCTATTATTGATGACAACCTCCGGATCGATAGCGCCCTTCAACAGCAGGAGGTGTCCATCCGTCACATAAAGAGGCGACTGGCTGACATCGCCGTTAAAGCCAGGGAAGAATTCCTCCCCATCCTCATCGATCACCGGTTTGTCCGGAACGTCCGGCAAACAGCGCCGCAGCGGCTGTAACGGTTGCGCGGGCTCGCTCGCGGGTTTCTTCACTCTCTTCCTCATATCCGCCCTCACTCCCTGTTTTCCCCCAGCTCCAGCCGCGCCGCCTGCTTCTTCTCTTTCCGCGCCAGCGCCACCCGCTCCGCCAGGCGCGGCACATACTCTTGCACCAGCCTCTCGGCATCCGCCGGCGCGCATTCCGGATCCACCGCAAAAACCGAATCCTGTGGCCGGACCACCAGCACACAGATCGCGTCGCTCTGCTTGCGCACATACTCGGCGTAGCCCGCAACGGTCCCCGTCTTCGTCCAGTCCGGCGGCGTCTTCGCCATCGTCACACCTCGCCGGCAGCGGCCTTCCCGCCGGGTTCGATATCGCCGCCATCCTCCGGCGCAGACCGCTGCGCGCCATCAGGTAGCGAGACGAACGTGACTTCGCGGTGCTCCGATCCGGCTACAGCGGCATGCACCGCCGCTTCGGTCGCGGGATTCAGCGCGAATACGGCGCCGGCGGCGATCAGCCGGATGCGCGCAGGAATCGCCGATCTTGCAATTACCGCGCCCGGCGGCGCGAACCGATCGCCTACCAGGAGCCATCCCGTGAGCGTTTCTTCGCTGGCCGGAATACACGGGACCTGCACCCGAAACATCGCGTCGCCGCCGAAGTACTGCGTCGTCACATAGCCAGCCTCGCGCTGTTTTCCCCACAGCTCAATCAGCGCCCATCCTTCGAACTTTGCGCCCAGTTCCATCGTTTCCCCTTCCGCTCTGGAATCCCTGGCAACTGCCTCCTGTGCGGCGCCGCCGTCAGCTCAATGCGTCGACAATGACCGGGTTCTTCCTGGTGATGCTCACCGTCAGAATTGGCGGTTCCTCTCCCTCGGCAACCCACGCGAAGGCTTCATGATGGAAATCGAGTGCATAGCAACGCCGGCTCGCATCCCATCCCACAGCTACAAGCGCACATCCCGAAGGAACTCCCTCGGAGATCTCCAACTCACCGCGCAGGACATAGCCGGTCGTCATCATCGTCGTGATAAGTTCCGGCGTTACAAAGACTCGCTTCACTTTCATTCCCTGCTCCTTGATCTCTGATGCCTGTTCCCTGCTTTTACGTCCCTCTCCGCGCCTTGTGCTGCTGCGCGGCCTTCGACTTGTCCCGCGCGGCGAATAATCCCTTGAGGTTTCTGAGCAGGCTGGCCGCCTGCTCTGCCAGGCCCCGCTCTCCTGCCTTGCGCTGCTCTTCTTCCAATTCGTCGATCTCCCGCAAGGCGAAGCGGCGAAATCTTCCCAGGCGTGGCTCGCGTCCAAAACTGGATGCCAGCGCACTGGCCGTCAGACCTTTGCTGTTGCGCGGCATCAACTGCTTCAACTTCTTCCGCGAAAGCGGCCGCGGGCAGCTTCCGATCCTCAACGGCATATTTCTTCCTGCGCCCATTCCGTCTCCTATTCCGCCAATCGCTCGTCGCCAATCACCGCTTTTGTGCGGCGGCGCGGGTGTCGTCGCCCAGTCCGAGGCTCAACCCGCGCTTGCTGCTCCCTTGAGGTCTATGGGCCCAGGTCAGGCCGATCTCCCAAGTCGCCGTTTGCCGCACGCTGGCTGCCATGGGCAGCCTTCCGCACCGTAGCCTCACGCGCCGGCGCAGAACTCGTCAGGCGATGATTGTCGCGTCCGGCAGCTCGCCGTGCAGGTAGCTGCGAATGCTGGCCACGTGGTCCAGCTTCCAACGCGCATCGATCTCGAAGATGGCGATCAGCGGCAGCCCATCCTTTACGCCTCGCATGCGAAGCAGGAACCGGCTCTCCACCGGGTTGGCGTCGCGGAAGGTGCGCCACGGAATCAGCGGGATACCATCAGCTGGCAGCGTAATCCCCGCCTCCGTCAGGGTTCCCGACTTGACAATCACCTCTTGCGAAATGCCGTCGTCATTCACCGCAACCGCGCTTCCGGAAGCAATGGTCGAGCAAAGCTGCTGCACCTTCACGGCTTCTTCGTTGAAATAAAACCCCGCGCGGAAGGCAATGATAAACTTCTCCGGCTCGTAGAACTTGCCGAACTCGAATGCAGTATCCTCAGCATGCACGGCGCGCGCATACTCACGCCGCTTGCCGTAGGCATCCAGATTCACGTTCACCAGGCTCACCTGGAGGTGGGACTGGATATGCAGTGCAACCTTGTCGCCAAGATCGCCGACCTTGGCCTTGTACGCATCCACCAGGCCGCTGAGCGTGCCTACCACGAGCCCCTGCTTCGGCCAGGAAACATCGACGGGCCTTACAGCCTCGCCGAGCGTGCCATTTTGGTTAACAATGAAGGGTTGGTCATGCACCAGCACGACCTGCGGATTCTTCGGCGTTTGAATTCCCGCCAGGAACTCCAATGCTTCTTTGATCATGGTTCACTCCAGAAAGGCGCGCCGCCGCGCCGGCTACTCGGAATCAACTCGGGATCGGTTACCTTATCCGCCATTGGCGTTTCCTCCCACGTTTTCGCGTTCCGCATCACTTCCCTCCAAACCACAGCCGTGCGCATGCCAGCAGATACGGCCCGAAGCCCAGCGCCAGCGCGGAGAACAGGACCGCCGCGAACGTTCCCCACAGCAGCGAATCCACGCGCGCCGACCAGCTCGTCTGCGGCAGCGCGCTCAGCGCCTCAATCTCCTGCCCACAGCGCCGGCAGTAGAGCTCCCCCGGCCACGCCAGCCCGCGACAATTTTCCACCGCGCAGGTATGGAAGCCCACGCTCACCGGCAGTCCCTTCGATCCTTCAGTCCGCGTCGCCATCCCACTGCCCCTTTCCGTTTCGCCCGCGCCTGCTTGCGCAGATCGTCCACAATCGCCCCGTAGCCCCAGCCCCGGTACTTCGATTTTGGCCGGGCCGCCTCCGTAGCCGCCTTCGCCGCCGCCATCCGCGCCCGCTCCGCCTTGATGCACTCGAAGGAGGCGCACACCGTCCGGCTGCCATCCGTCCAGCAGCAGTCCTCGCGATGCGCCCGGCACGGCTTCGCCTCGCAGCACCCGCAATGCCTGCAAATGCCCGGCGCAATCATGTGCGCCCCGCTTTCTTCTTCGCCGCCTTCCCACCTGGCTTGACCCGCTCCTTCAGCCGGCGCACATCCTCGGCCGCCAGCTTGGCCGCCGCGTGGTACACGGCCGCATAGCAGATCGGGAAGCCGGTGTGCCTGCCCTTCAGCCGCACCATCGCAAAACGGGGCCGCGCCTCAATCACCACCTGGCGCTGGTGCCCGCGCTCGAATACGAAGTCATCGGTCTCGAAGACCAGGCGCGTCTTCCGTTGCGAGAGCGGCCTCATTTGGTGCCGCCTTTCTTCGCCGCCTTCTTATTCAAAGCCCAGCGCTTCTTCTGAGCGGCAGCGATCCGCTCCCTGGCCGCGGCGCTGAGCAGCGGCGGCTTTACCGCGGCCTTCCCGGGCGCCTCCGCCTTCGCTTTTGCCTTTACCGGCGGCTCAGAACTGGCTGCCGCCAACTGCTTCTCCGGCTTTTCCCAGGCCTTCGAAGCGTCGTAACCCATGGCTTTGAGATCCTCGACGAACTCCTTGCGGAACTGCTTGGCCTCCCAGTGTTCCCAAACCTCAAGATGCCGGCCCTGGATGCTGGCCACGGCCACGGCCCGCGCGAATTCGATGCTGTCAAGCTTGGCCGTCTCCAGCAGCTTGCGGACGCCTGGCAGGACCGCGTTGACCGCCTCCAGCTCGGAGCCGGCGGGCAGTTGATCAAGCAGGATGCGGCGCAGAATCGCTTCGGGCATCCGGGTGACCTTCTGGATCGCCTCGCCCGCCAAGCGAACCCGGAACCGCGTCTCGGCCCTGGCGGCGAGCCGCATTTTCTCGCGCTTGGCCTCGCGCTCCGCCTCGCTCTCGCGCGGTGCGCCGTTGCCGTTGCCGGTCTTCGGCTTCTCCCAGTCCTTGCGGTGCGCCTTGCACTTGGCCGCGACGCAGACGAGCAACGCCTGGCCCGGCTTCTTCAGCCGCTCGCCGCCCCCCATATATCCGCGATCGTTGGCGTCGGACCAGTCGACGGTGACGCCGGTGATCACGTTGGGGCACGAGCCCTTCTTCGCCTCAATCCATTGGCCGGCCTTGAAAACCTGCTTGAGATTGAGAACGACGCTTCCCTTGGCTGGGCCACCTGGGGCCTCTTCGGCTACCGTCGTCATGCGCGGCGCCGTTGAGGTCGCCTTCCAGCTCAGCCGCACCGCCGAACCCGGGGGCATCCCGGCGTGCGCCAGTTTGATCTGGACAAACTGCTCCCGCTTCGCTTCGAAGCACCGGCCGTCCGCGCAGGTGGGCGCCTCAATGGCAAGATCGGCAAAGAGAGACGTATTCGCCTTGGTGTTCGAGGGACATGCGTTGCAGGCGCCGGCCTCGCGAACCAGCGCGGCGTCGTCGAGATCCCAGGGCGCGCGGCTCAGCTTGCGGCCGCTGTTCTGCTCAATGTGGCGTTTCAGCTGGATGACCGACTCCGGCTCCCAGTGATATCCGCCTTTGCTTTCGCGCTTTCTGGCCTCGATCTGCTCCTTCAGGACCTTATCCACCGGCGTCTTGGACCCGGCATCGCGGTCGAGCACCCACTTGAGCTCGGCATCCTGCTCCTCCACGCCCAGCCGCGCCAGCAGCAGCGCGTGGTCCACCACGATAAGCCTTTCCCGAAGCGCCTGGCGCGACCAGGTATTCAGCGTGCGCAGTTTGAGATGCCTGGTGACATAGGCGACGTCTTTACCCACCCTCGCGGCCACCGCTTCAATGCTGCCATGCGCCTGCAGCAAACGGCCGAAACCTTCGGCCTGCTCAATCGCCTCCACGTCCTTGCGCTGGAGGTTGTCGACGAGCGCATGATCCGCAGCGTCGGCATCGGAGAGCGCGCGCACGATGCACGGCACCGTGGTCTTGCCGGCAAGCTTCGAGGCGCGCCAGCGGCGCTCGCCGGCAACGATCTCGAAGTCCTCCGCGCCGTTCTTTTCAAGCGCTGCCTTTTCTGCCGCGGCCTTGTTCTCCGGCTCACTCTGGTGGCTGAACGTCTCCACCAGGTTGGTACGGCCGACGATGTTTGTGCAGGCCAGATACCAGACTTTGCCCGATATGCCGAGTTCACCCTGCGAGGCGAAATACGGTTTGTTGCGCGGGCGCACCAGGAGCGGCACCGCGACGCCGAGTTCCTTGATCGACTGCACCAGCTCGCCCAGCGCGGCATCATCAAAGGTCTTGCGCGGGTTAAGCGGATTGGGCGCGAGGCGCTCAAGCGCGATCGACTGCACTGCGGTCTCCTGCGGAGCGGGCGCGAGCGAAGCGTTGCCCTCCGCCAAAGCGGACGCCTCGCTGTTCTCTGATTTCTGATCTTCGATCCGTGTTTTCGCCGTCATCCCCGCACCGTCTCTTCCTGCGCGGCGTCGAGGATCTTGCCAAGGGCAAGCACGCGCGCGCGGCCCTCGGCAAGCAGCCGATCATTCAGCTCAATCTCGGCACGCTGGCGGCTGCGCTCGGCCACGTTTGCGGCGGCCTCAGCGATCCGGATGGCGGCGCAAAAGCGCCACACCACGGCGACCATCAGGTAACTGATCAGCACGCCAGCAACGATGCCAAAGCAAAAGGCGGTCAGCACGAGATCGTGTACATCTGGATTGAAGAACCTCATCGCGCGCCGCCTTTCCGCGCATGCAGCGCGAAGGTCACAGCTTTGACGCCTTTCACCAGCGCCTCCCAAGGCTGCCCGGAGCGGCTGGGCACAAACTGCGCATCCAGCGTGCAGAGCCTGGAAAAAAGCGCGTCGAGAGCGTCGTGCTGAGCGCGGCAAGCGTCGATCAGCATGGCGACAGAGTCGCCCTTGCTGCCGGCGAAAGAGCCCTCCAGCTCCGCGTAGGAGTTGACACAATCGCGGATGCGCGCGGCCCAATCGAGGACCTCGCGGTTCGCGCGCGGCCACTCGATCAGCCTGGTACCCTCGCGGTCATACATGGTTACGGTCTGCAGCACGTCGTCGAGCCGGTATTCCCACGGCTCGCCGAAGGAATCGCGCGTGTGCTTCCACCCACCCGCGCGGCCATCTTCCGGTTCCTGCGCGGCCTCCTTTCGATTAAGAGTTGGTTCAAGCTTCTCGAGCTCCTCGATCAGGCCGAGAACGCGGCCAGCGAGGCAGGTGGACCTATGAAACGGCAGATGCGCGATGAAACGCTCATTACATACGACACACAGCCGCAACGGGCTCTCCAGGTTGCTAGAGAGCCGCACCAGCTGCGCCTTGGCCAGGTTGCGCGCGGCAAACAGCAGCTCGGCCAGCCTGGCATCGCGCTGCGCGTCGAGGGCGGCGAAATGCCTGGCCGATTCATCGACTAGCTGAAACGTGGAGTAAGCGTCCCGGCTTTCCGCGGCCAGAACTCTCCGCGTAATCTCACGCAGCAGGTCCAGCGAAACCGTTTCGGCCAGCTGCGGATTAGCGCCGGCAATGCGGCTCCCGAGCTCTTCCGCTTCCGGGCCGCCGCCCGTGTAGAACCTGGAGCGCAACAGATGGACCGATGCATCGGCGATAGTGTCGGATTGGGGTTCGCGCGCAGCGGCCTCGGCGGCTGGCGCGGCGGGGTTAGGACTCGGCGCTCTATCGGACTCGGCAGGCGCCTGCGGACCGGCGTGAGGAACGGTCATGAAATTGCTCCTGGATTGAATTGCCACCCTGGGAGCCGGGCGCCGCGTCGAAGCCAAAAAACGGAAAAGGCGATGGAACCGCGGTTTGTTGACCGCTGGCCCATCGCCCGTTAAATCCGTTTTTAAGCTGCATTGCAGCGCTTCCTTGAAGGAACGCGCCGTTTTTTCACGCTTTGGAGCCGACGGTCAGACTTGAACTGACGACCTGCTGATTACGAAACCGCAGGTCGCACGACACAATCAGCGGTTCCTGCTCTCATACGCGGAAAATCCGGCTGTTCACTCTTGCTCACTTGGTGTGGCTAATTGCTGACTCTGAGGGATGACCGGGCGCCGTGTCAAGCGCAAAAGCACGCGGCGCTGTGGAAATGTTGATCACTTTGGTTCGCAACTGGCTTTTTCGGGACCGGCATTCCCGCATCGGCGCCCCACGCCGCATTGGCCCAGCCGCGCTTGGACATCATGGAAATCGTTGTGTAGTGCTGCGCCATGCGCGTGGTCATGTGGCCAGCAAAAGCCATGATCACCTGGATGGGCGTTCCCGCCTCCGCCATGCGCGTAATACCGGTATGGCGCAGATCGTAGGGACGCAGCCATGCAAGGTCCGCGGCCGCGCGCACCTGGTTCCAGCGCTTCTTTAGCCCGCTCTCGCTCATTGGCTGCGCCGGGTCATAGCGCAAACGGGTGATGTGCAGCGGAAAAAGAAAATGATGCGGATCCCGCGCGCCCATCTCCCGCGCCCGCTCCATGAGCCGCTCCAGCGCCCACACTGCGCTGTCACTTACCAAGGGGATCGAACGAATGCGATATTTGTTTTTGGCGCCGCGGCGGCGGATCTGGATCAGCGGTTCGTGCAAAAGGATATCTCCCAAGCGCAGTGCGCGCAGCTCGTTGGTGGAGGCAGTCGTCTGCAGGGCCACGATTGCATACCAGTAGATGAACTGCCACTCCTCGCGGCTGGCCGCCAGATGGAGGAAGCGATGCTGCTCCTCCGGCGTCATGGCGCGCGGAACGTCGGTCTCCACGGCGCGCAGCGGCTGGAAGCACTCCTCCTCTTCCTCGCCCCATAAGCGCGCGGCCTTCAGAATCCGCTTGAGCAACGCCACTTCCTTGCGGATGCAGTTGGCGCCGGCCGGCGCGGCCCAGGAACCGGATCCGCCCTTGCAAGCGCCCGTATCGCAGAGGGCCCGCGCACGCTGATATTCGGCGAGGTGGCCCAGGTGAATCTCCTGAAGCGGCAGGCGGCCGAAGAACTTGGCCAGCGCCTTGGCGCATACCACATAGTCGCGATCCGTCTTGGGCGCGATATAGCTCGCGTCGATGCGGATTCCGTTGCTGGAAATTCTACGGTGGGCGATCCAAATTTCGAACGCGTCCCGGAAGCATAGCTCCGGGGTCAACAGGCGGTTCATCATAGATTTGGCACCGAGGCAGGCCGCACAACGGCGGTGTCCCGGCGTATGCTTGCCATGATTCGCTTGGTAATCCTGAGTATAGGTACTCACAGGCCCCTCCCTCTGCAACTTTCGAGGGATTCTCAGCCTTCCAACGACCCCCGTCGCACCGTCAGTGACTATTCGTTGGCTGTCTATTGGGGAGTCAACAGCACAGCTACGATTAAGTCATGGCCCCGACCAAGCAAATGACGCTGCGCATCAATGCGACCCAGCGCATTCAACTGAAACTCCTGCAGGAGAAGCTGCAGATCGACCAGGCAAACGTGATCCGGTTGGCGATCTCCAGGCTCGCGGAGCAGGAAGGCGTCACGGCGGCGACGAAGCATCAGCTCGACTGAAAGCTCCCCACGTGCAGCCCTTTTTACCTCCTTTCCGCATGGATTGCAATATAAATGTTATCAATCTTGATTTTTGTTAACGTTTATTGTATGATTCGTGCATAAGGAGAACGACCATGACCATCCTGGTTCTGTTGATCACGCTTTTGGTTCCGGCTCAGCCGGTAACCTGGCACCCCAGCCGCCCGGTCTTCAACCCCCAGCCCATTCACCAGCCCGGCGGTCCCTACCAGCCCGAGGTCCGCTGAAAAGCTTCGCAGCATCGAACACCAGCAACTGACAGTCCGCGAGGATTTGTCCTACAATGCGCACATGAAAACAAAGACAGCGGCAATAGACAAGAAACCAACCCGCAAACAACGTCCGAAAACCACGCTGGTGGGCGTCCGCTTCAGCGGCGCGCACCTAGCCGAGCTGGACACGCTGGCGGATCTCGACGGCGTGAAGCGCTCGGCGCAGATTCAACGTGCGGTCGGCGAGTACCTGGAACGGAGACGAAAGTGAAAGAGCAGAGGCCAGAGCTCAAAGATCAAAACTCAAAACAACATCCCGATTGCAGCCGCGTCGACGGCGCGAAGGCGCATGAGGGTATGCTTGTCGCCGCGCGCGTCTTCAGTAACTACATACTTCTGGGTTCCCGGCGGAGTCCAGACGACAGAACGGCCGAGCCCGCGCTGCACGGCGCCGGCGTGCTGGTCTTCGCCGATCAGCTCGAGCAGCAGATCGAGCTGCCCTGTGGTGATGCGGCGCAGATCCGGCGCCGCGCCGCGCTGCGGCCGCGCGAAGATGTCGGCGATGAGATCGAGGGCCTTCATGGTCTCGTTCCGCGAAACAGTGGTCAGCTGCTAATGGTTCGTGGTCAAAGAAAGGGAAAGACAATGTCAACGCAGATTGCGTGCTCAGCCTGCCGGACAATTCTCCAGTCCGGCACCGCATTCTGCCCAGGCTGCGGCCTACAGCTTACCGCCCAGGCCGTTCCCGTAGTTCAGCCACGTAAATCCATCTTCGTATCAGCCCTGATCGCGATCGGCATTCTACTGCTGCTATCCGCGATCGGGGGCGCCATCGCCCAGCATTTCGCAAACTAGCGAACGCTGCTTCTAGTTCGGCGAGCAGACATAATCGACAGTGAAGGTAGCCGCGCCTGACACGGTGAACCCGTTCGTGATGACCAGGCCGGTTGTACTGGCCGCTGCATGCCCAATTGCGTACCAGCCCGCGCCCCCGTTCTGCGCGACGAGGCACTTGTACGCGGTGGGCGTCGCCGGCCACACCAGGGTTAAAAGATTGCCCGTCGCAAACGTCCCGGGCGAGATGGCATAACTTCCCGACAGGTTCGTGCAGGAAGATGATGCGCAACTCACAGATGAGACGCCGGAGCCGCCGGTCGCGGACGACACCATACCAATGACCTCCGTCGGAATCGTGTCATTGACCGTGCCGTAGCTGGAAAGCTGATGGCAGTACGCCAGCTGCGAGGGCGTAGTCACGGTGACCGGACCGCTGGCCGTGCTGTACACGCAGAAGCCCCAGCCGCTGTTGCCGGAGTTCATGATGTTGTACTTCCACTGATTCCCCAAGGAATCCTTGCCGGCAAACGTACCCCAGGAATAGCCGCCGTCGTTCAGATCGGTGAAGCCCTGCGCGAAGATATTATTCGTAGGCAGATAAGTAGACGCGGGCTGTGCGGTGATACCGCTGGCAAGATTGATAAAGGCTGCCGAGCCGACCAGCTGCGTCGGCGCGGAGCAGCCGACGCCGGTCTGCGACCATCCAGTCGGCCCCCAGAGCTGCGTGCACGGTGCGCTCCCGCCGTTCGGCCCCGTGCCTCCCGAACTCAATGACCATGTATAGGTGTAGGGGTTATACGCGAGACTGTCTTCCGCATAAGGAAAGGTCGCTCCGCCCGTGCCGCCGCGGTTCTGCACGGTCAGCATCCACACGTTCTGGTTCCAGTCTTGACACCAGGTGTTAGAGCTCGATGGGCCGCCGCAGCTGATGTAGAGGCCGCCCATCTGGTAGTACTCACCAAACGGCGGCGTATTCATGTGGATCGCCGAGGCGTAGGGGCCGCCGAAATCGACGCCGTGCGGGGTAAAAAGGTTCCCGTAGCCGGGCGTGGAAGCCATCGAGAGCGCCGACGGAAGCCCCCAGTAAATCGTGGGACTGTTCGCGTTGGTGATGTACCCCTGCGGATAGCCGTCCACCGCGCCCGAGCCGCCCACGTTGAAGTTAAAGCTCGATGCCCAGCCCGGCGCGTTCTGCCAGGTATCGGAAGCCCAGTTGAGATTTCCGCCGCGGCCGGCATAATAGTGTGGCTGCTCAACCGTATCGTTCGTGGCGAAAGTTCCCACGAAAGGTGTGGTGGTGATTCCGCCCCCGTCCACCTGGCCGCTGGCGGCGTTCAACACCGTCTCGGTCATAGCCGCGGGGTAAATATGGTACGCGCCAGAGCCGGCAACGGCGGGATTGGCGCGCGTGACGAAAGCCGTTTCGCCCGAGGCATTCACATAGAGGGTTAGCGTATTCCCCGAGGTGTTGAATTGAATAGGCTGGCAGCGCCGGATGGGGTTCACCACGGCCGCATCGGTCGGGTTCCCATAGCCGTTCAAGCCGGAAGCCGAGACGATATCGAGATCCATGCCGAAACAATAGCCGGTCAGGCCACCCTGGTCGACGGCCGATCCCGACGTGATCGGCCATTGCAGCCGATCCACCGTAATGGAAGCGTTGGCGGAGACGGCCGTGATCTTCGCGCACTGATAGCGCGTGTCTTCCGTATCGAAAAAGCAGACCGGCGTTGCGCTCACCGTAAAGGTTCCGGTCCAGGCGCCGGTGGAAACCGTCACGTTGGTCTGCGGGAAGCTGTTGGGACCGCCGCCGTTATTGACTGCCGCGGTGGTCACCGCCTGGGCGAACGTATCGCCGAAGGTCGAGTCCCAGTTGACGCCGCTGCCGGTGATGAGCGGCGCGCTGATGGCGGAGATGGAGCCGGTGCTGTAGCCATGGGTAATATCGATAAGCTGCAACCCCTCGCCGAGCTGGATCCCGACCTGCCGGGTGGCGCCGAAGGGCACCGCGCCCCAGCCCTGCGTCTGCGTCAGGTTCCACGTGCACACCGCCGGGCTCGAGCTGCAGGCATAACTGTTGACCGTGCCCTGGAAGACGTAGCCGTTTTCCTGCAGGCGGATGTGCCAGTCCTCGCCCTCGTTCTGCGCGGCATCCACGCCGACGTTATAGGCCTCGGAGATAAATGGAATGCAATCGCCGGGCGAGTCGCAGTACTGCACGGCGTTGTGGCCGTAGACGGTACCCAGAGTGTGCGAGACGAGCTGCTCCACCAGCAGGTTCTGCGGCGTCTCTTCCAGCTCGCTGTCACGCCCCAGGCCGTCTATCTCTGCGACAAAAAGCCCGGCGAAGGGACTGCCGGCATAAAGCGTGTTGCTCACCGCCTGGCCTTTGTTATAGCCGACAACGCTGGCGGGCGCGCCGCTGTATTGCGCCAGGGCCGGTGCGAGCACCAGCGAAAACAAAGCAGAAAGAGTAAATGCGATCCGTTTGATCATTGCAGCCATATCCTTAAAATCTCCACATGACCTTCGACCTCGCCAGTCCCCGGCGTTCCGACGGTTCCTTCCTGGTTAGACATCGCGGAGACCGCGACGATGATATTGGACAGATTGGTACCCGCCGGAACGCTGATGCTCAGCGTGCCTGACTTCGAGTTGGGCGAAACGTTATAAAGCTGCTGCCGCGCGCTCTGAGCTAATACGGCAAAAGTGCTGCCGTTATTAAGCGAGACGGAAATCTCCGCGTTGGCCAGGAAATGGAGCGTGCCTCCGATCGATCCATTGCCGCGCAGATTCTGATAGCCGATATAAAGCGTTGCCGGGTAGGGCAGCACGACTGACGGAAAGCCCGTGTAGTCTGCCGACGCCGTGTTTGCGCCGCCCAGCGTCCCGAAGATGCTGTCAAAGATCGCAGCCGAAGAGGATTGCTGGTTCAGCGCGTTATCCGGGTTAGTTACCGTCGCCAGGGGACCGCTCTGCAGGTTGGTCACCTGGCTGGGCGTGTAAACAGTCCGCGCTCCTTCCTGGTAGCCAAGCAGGAACTCCCAGGCAGTGCAGTCGGCCAGATTTTCAACCTGCCGTCCAGCCAGGTTGAAGCTCTGCAGCTTGATATAGAATGGCGTCCCCATCAACGCCGCGCGGAAGGTGTAGGTGCTGAAGTTGTAGTTCGGCCCGAGAAAGGCGAACCATGCGCCCATTGCGTGCGCCGCCACGGGACTGCTGTAGATGCCGCGGCGAAGGTAGGTCAAGTTGTAACGCGCGGCGGCGGTAAGCACCGCGTTCTCATAGGAGATCAGCTCGAAGGTGTTCAACGTCTGATCCACAATGACACAGAGCGTGGTATAGGCGTCCGCGAGTGTCTGTGTTACGCTGACGAGCTCAGCCGAAGGCGGCGAGAGCGTCAGATCCACGCTCAACGTATCCGCCGTGTCCGGATCGGAGCCGGCAGCCAGTGGCGCGCTCAGCATCCCGATCACGGAAGGCGCCGCGATGGTCCCGATCTGCGCATAGGTATTGCCGTCGAGCGACAAAAAGACGTTCGCGCCGCCCCAGTTGGGACTCTTGCCGGCGCCGGCGATCTGCACCGTATAGGGCGAGCCGGGCGTGAGGGCCAGCGTGTTCTGCACCACAATGGGCACCGCGTCGCCAGGCAGCGCGCTGGACAAGCTCGGCTGGAAGCTCGACGGGGCCTGCTTGGAATAAATGCTGGCCGTCGAGCTGCCGTACGTCCACTGCTCAGCCTCAATCGCCAGCCGTCCATTGGCATCGTCGGTGATCTGGGTGATGCGGATGTTCTCGCCGGTCGGCAGCGTGATGATGTCCATTGGTTCGAGATAACTGAAGCGATACGAGAGCCAGAGTTTGCAGGTGTTCGTAATGTAGCACTGGCGCTTCAGGCGCAGATTCAGCGCCCACTGCGCCGCGGCTGCGGTGGTGATCCAGTCCCAGGTCTGAGGCGACTCGATGCGGCGCCCATAGCGCGCAATGAAAGCGTCGTTCTGCTCGTTGATCAGCTCATTGTTGTAGTCGTTGAGGCGGTTGCAGTACTGTGCCTGCACATAGTTCCAGCAGTCCTGCGGCGCCCTTACCTCCCATGGCACCGGATCCTCGCTGCTCGACTCGCCGGCCTTCTTCTCGGAAGACGGCAGCAGATCATTGTTGGTGAGCGTGGCCACCGGCGTGGTGTTGGGCGTGTAGGTGTAACCATTGCCGACGCAGGTCGAGTCGCCGTAGGGAATCAGTTTGAGCAGGCCCCCGGACCAGACCGCGCCCACGTTGCCGGTTTCAATCACTTCCTTCAGCGCCGTGGCAACGGACGTCTGCGTGTCCAGCTTAACTTTCCCCAGATATCCGTTCGCCGCCCAATAGGCGTAGCAGCTGGTCCACGCGTCCACGTTGGCCTGGGGGAATCCAACGCCGAGAAAGGCATCATAAAGATGAGTGCGGAAGACGTCGCAGAAGTGCGCGTCGAGGCCGCCGCCGGGAAAGATGTTCAGGCCGACGACTTCATAGTTGTAACAGGGCAGCGTGGCGCTTTCGCCCAGCGCCATAGGGTTGGCATCCACGTGGCAGATGCCCGGATAGCCAAAGGCTGAGCCGGGATATTGCGACTGCCAGTAGGAGTTGGGGGCCTGGCCCAGCGAGCCGCCGAAGAAAGTGAGGTTGAGTGTGCTGGTGTTGGTGAGGCTGGAATCGCTTGAGGTGAAGGTATAGGTAATGTAGACGTACACGCCGGCGAGGTCGCTGGTAAAGGTGTAAACGCCGTCGCTCTGCGTATAGCCGTTGGTCCCCGCGCCATAGGCGAGCGCTGCGCCGGTGTCCACGCGGATCACGCCGCCGTCCGACCAGAAGTACTGCTGATTATTGGTGGAGATCTGATAGGGCGAGAGCAGCGGAACCTCGGCCGGCTGCGTGGTCGTAAAGTAATAAAGCGAGAAGACCGTGCTGTAGCTGATGGTGACGGAGGCGCCGGCATCGGCCGCTGCAAAGGTATAGGCGCCCGTCGTCGAGTTGAATGCATATTGTCCAGCGGCAGGCGTCCCGGTCACCTTGGCCATGGCGACCATCTGCGTGCCTGTCAGCGTGCGCGATCCGCCGCTGGCGTAGTCGTTGGCGATGACGGAATACGCGACCGACTTGGAAACGCCCAGGTCGAGCTGGATGGACGGCGCGCCGGCGGCCTGCGGGTTGATCGTGCCCCCGCCCGGGGGAATCGTATAAACGTAGGCGCCGCCCGCGTTGGCCAGCTTGCCCTGCTGATCCCAGATGCTGAGGATGCCCCGGCAGCCGCCCCCGGCGCTCCCTGACGCCAGCAGCAGCTGGCAATCGGCGTAATAGTTGTACTGCGTGTCGCTCTTGCCGCCGCCCAGGCCTTTGCCCTGATTGGGAGCTGGCGTAGCCCAGAAGCCGCCATAGAAAAGCAGCTTGCCAGCCACGCGATCGGTGCCGTGGACCGCCGTGGCGGTCGTGCCGAAGACGCTCTGCGTAAGTTGCAGGTTATGCAACTCTCCCGAGTAGCGCGGCTGTCCCTGCGTATTGCCGATGAGACCCATCTATGCACCCGTCCAGAGAGTGAAGTAGCGGCGCGAGAACGCGCCCAGGCGCCCTTCATCCACGTCGCCCATCTGGCAGCCCACAATCGGCAGCGCATGAACGATGCGTGGCCAATCCAGGACGATGGCCGCATGGCCGTGCGCCTTGCCGGTTTTGTAGAGCACAATATCCCCGGGCTTGACCGAGGCCTCGGCTACTTCCACCGCACCGTACGCGGTGACATAGGCGATGAGCCGCTCTTCCTTGCTGTTGGTGGCGAGCTGCGGCGTATACCAGCGCGGCAGTGGCGCATTCGCCGGAAGCACGCCGGCATTCCGCGCCACGCAAAACAGCAACTGGGCGCAGTTGACACCCACACCCTTGACGGCGCCGCCCACACGATATGGCGTGCCAATCCAGGTGCGCGCTTCGGCCACAATGGCGTCGCGGAATTGAGCTTCGTTGAGCATGCTTTCTGAACCCCGGCCCGTGGCTTATCCGCCGATCGCGGTTTCCGGTACCGGCGTATCCGGCTGGCCGCCAAAGTTGGTGTAGGCCGCCGTGGAGGACGGCTGCAGATTGGCGCACGACGCGAAGGTCTTGTTGCAACCCTCGCGGATAGTGAAGGCATCTCCGGGAGCAATGGGAAAGATGGGCTGCACATCCAGCACGATCACGTCGCTCGATCCGCCCGGCGTCCACGCCGCCACGCAATAGGTAAGGCCGCTGTTCGCGCCGCTCGTCCAGGTCAGCAAGCCCTGCGCAAACGTTCCGGCCGGAGACGCGGTGGCAATGTGCGCCGCGGTGGTGAACTGGTATGGATAGACAAGCGCGGCCACTGCGCCGGTCTTGGTAAACGCGGCGGCTGAGAGCGTGCAGCCCACATCGTAGAGCGTATGCGAACAGGAGGCCTGGATGACCCGGGGGGGCACCTGCGTGTTCAGCAGGTACATCATATCCTGCACAGTGATCTGCGCCACGGTCATGCCGGCCTTGGGAACCGGCCCCACCATGCCGACAAACTTCGTTTCGACCAGCGACCCGCCAGTGGGCCCGGTGACGGCCGGAAAACTGCAACCTGCAAGATAGTCCGAGTTATAGAGCGTATAGATGGTCACGCCGGCATTGCCCAGCAGGCCCACCTTGATTCCGCTCATCAGCGCCGCCGCTGTGCCCGTACCGGGAAAATAGACAGGCACCTGGTTGTCAGCAAAGACAGTCAGATCGCAGGAGTTCGACTCCAGCCCAATTTTGACCGTCACGTCGCCGCGGGACCAGGAGCCCCACTGCGACGGCTGATAGGTGTTGCCACCAAACTTTACGGGCAGCTTGCCATTGGTAGCGTAGAGATACGCGCCGTTCTGGCAGGGTCCGATCGCGAACAGGTCCGTGCGCGTGCACGGGACGCCGCTGGCCAACAGAGCCATCAGATCTGCACTGTAGGCTTTCATAGGTTGATCGTCTCCAGTTTCAGGCTCTTGAGCTCCCAGAACTGATACATGAACTCTTCCGGATCGAGCACGTCGTCGGAGAAGTGACAGAGATAGCTGTAATCGCCCGCCCAGCTCAGAACCGCGCCCGACACCGGCGCGGCGGTGAAGGTGACATACGCGCCGCCTTGCGGCGGCGCACCCAGGCTGGCCACCGTATAGGCGGAACTTGAAACCAATGTGCCGTTCGAGTAGATGCCGGTCAGCAGCGTAATATTCTGGATCAGCTCGAGCTGGGTTAACGTTGTCGGGCCAAAGGGCGTGCCCGAGCGCCACAATGGGAACGCGGTGGTCACTCCATCCCCGATGGCGAAGAAGCCGTTGCGCTGCGGATAGCTGCCCGAGGCGGGGATCTGCGCTACGCTCATCACGTCCAGGTTGTACTGCGAAGGGTCAAAGGTAAACCAGCCATACCCGCCGCGGCAGGCCTCGTAGAAATCCTGCAGGTAGCGCATGTCGTCCGCATAGGTGCGGCCCGCGTTCTTCAGGAACTCGTAGGTCATCTCCAGCTCGTAGATCACGCTCGTTTGCAGCGTGGCCGAAGCCGGGTGCCGCATCGATTGCGGCGTCTGCTGAATCGTGGAAAACTTCGACCGCTTCGCAAAGCTCCACCCGACGCACGTCGGCAGCACGAGATTGGGAAAGCTAAGACTCATAGGGACGGCTCCCAGCTACCGGCCTTCAGCCTTCAGCCAAAAGCCCGTTTCGACGCACAATGAAGCTGACAGCTGGAAGCTGAGAGCTGAAGGCTGTTTTTAGATCTCATTCGCAAGGCGCAACTGCCGCATCATCTGCCGGCGTCCGGCCGCGGCGTTCTTTTTGTACATGCCCTCAACACTGGCGCCGTCGACGCCGTTCCAGTTCGAGTGATCATGAAAGTGAACCTCGGAGGATTTGCTCGAGGTGCTCTGGTTCACCATGCTCTCAAAGTTTTGCGTCTGCGACTGCGAGAGCACGCGTTCGCCGGCGTGCGCCAGAATCGGTACCGTGCCACCGCCAAAGCCGCCCACCACGCCACCTTGCTCGAAAGCGGACAGAACGACATAGGGCGAAATAGCGCCATAGGTTGCGGCCCCCGCCGCGATCGCCGCGGCGATTCCACCAGGCGCCGCCGCGGCCGCAGCCACCGCGGCAGCCGCGCCGGCAGCAGACTGAGCCGCCGCGTGCTGGGCCATAACCTGCGCACCGGCTGCTGCCGCAGCCGCGGTCGCCCCCGCGAAAGCCGCCGCTGCATCCGACATCGTTTTGGCTGCGTTCGCCGCGGCATGATGGGTCACCTTGAGCCACTCCATCGCGATCCACTTATCCAACTCAGCCTTCATTTGACCGTCGGAAAGCGCATAAGATACTCCGTCCTGTGTTCTTCGCGTGGCCAACCCCGCGGCGTGCGCCGCGGAGAGCAATATTTCATGGGCAACCCACCTTTCGGCAATTTTCAGCAAGGTATTGATGGCAGTCATCGCCATCTGGTCATACATCTTCTGGAAGGCGACGCCCATGCGCTGGCCGTTCGTAAGCCAGTGATCCGTGAAGGAGTTCAAGGGCCCGGTGATGGCGCTGAACATCTGCTGGTACTGCTGCTGCTGCCTCTGCGCAACCTCCGCGCTGATCTGCTCCATCTTCAATGCCCACTGCGCTGCGGCCGTTTCCTGCGGCCTCAGATCCTCCTCGAAACGCTTGACGCTCGTCCCGTCATACATCTCCAGCAACGCGTATTGCGCCTGGCGGATATCGCTCTCGCGCTTCGCGGCTTCGGTCAGCACGGCCGCCCGCTGCTGCGCGGTCATCACCCCGAGTTTCACTTCATTGTCGGCGCTCTTTTCAACGGCGGCGTAGGCCTCGCCCGCGAGGCGAATCTTCTCTTCGGCGGCATTGCGATAGGCCTTGATCTCTTCTGCGGTTGCGCTCTGCACCGCGGCGACTTCAATGCCTGACATATCCTGCGATTGCGTCTGCGGTCCGGACGCCAGAACCGGCGGTCCCATCGCAGCAAAGGCGCCCCTCCCGCCGCTTCGACCCCCAGAGCCAGAACCGTCGGAACCTGACTGATCCGAAGCGCCGTCGGGCGTTCCGGGCGCGCCCTTCGCAGCTATATCCGACTTGGAGAGCGCGGCCAACTTCCCATTGATCGCATCCATTCCGGTTCCAACGAAATCGGAAAAGACTTTCTTCCAGGACTCAGCGATATCGCCAGCCCCTTTCTTGAAGGTTTCTACGACCCCATCGTTCAGAGCCTTGAAATCTGCCGCGATTTTCCCAAAGTTTCCCGTCAGGCCATCCCAAATAATATTGCCCAACCCGGCGAAATGGCGGCCAAGGGCAACGACGCCCGTCGCTATGCCCTCAAAAACGGTCTGCAGCACGGCGGCAGCGGCATCCCACGCGCCAACAATTCCCATGATCACGTCTTCCGCGTGCTCCATCACGGGCATCATCACGCCACGGAACTCCGCGGAAAGTTTCGCGGTGTCTTCCGTCCAGCGCCTGGCCGCAGCGGCACTCTCGCCGGTCACTCGGGTCAGTGTGCCGAATCGCTTCATATTCGCTTCCAGTTGATCGCCCTGCTCTACCAACATAGATATCAACGCAACGCCACCCCGGCCGAAAATAGCGTAAGCAGCAGCGGTACGATTGGCATCGTTGGTCGTCTCCGCGAAAGCTCGCGCAATCCTTCCCAGCTTTTCCTCCGGGGTTAAGCCTTTAAAATCGGCGATCGTGAGATTAACGCCTGCCAGCGCTTCCATGAGCTGCTTCGTTGGGGGCACAGAATCGTTCAGGTTCTTGTTCATCCGGGTCAAGCCGGTTGCGATAGGATCCCACTCAGAGCCCGCCTCTTTCGCGATCTCCTGCAACCCAGCCAGGTCTGTGATACTGATGCCTGTTTCAATGTGAAGATGGTCGAGTGCGACATTTACTTTTGCAAGCCCATCCAAAAACTGGCCAGCAAAGCCAGCGGCGATCCCGGCGCCGAGAAGAGAGCCCAACCCAGCGAAGCCGGCCGTCATTCCCTCCGCGCTCAACTTGCCGGTTTCGGCGGTTTCGACAAGCTTCTCCTGCACGCTGGTAAGTGATTCCCGGATCGACAGCGCCGCGCGCTGCCAGGCACTGGCCGCAGGTACTGAACTGGCGGCCACTTCTTCGGCCAGGGCTCTTACGGCAGGAGCCGCCTCGGCAGATGCAACGGCGAGCTTTTGCTGTGCAGTCGCCATCGCCAGAATGCCGAAATTGGCATCAACTGTGGAGTCCTTCATCAGCTTGGCAGCCAGGCGCACCTCGGTCTGCGCGGCTGTGACCCCTCTGAGTCCTTCGGCAGCCTTGATCGCGTTCGCGCTCACGTCTGCGGCAAAGGCCCTCACAGAAGCCTGCATAGCCGCAGCGGCCTCCCGCGTGGCCTTCTTGGAGGATTCGAAGGCTGTAGACCAGCCTTCCGTAGCGCTCTTGACCATCTCAGAGGCTTCGGTGAAATCGCCCTCAAGCTGAGCCTTTTCAAAAACTGCGCCGATCGAGAGAATTCCATCCGGCATATTTCCTCCAATAGAAAAGCCCCGCCTGGGCGGGGCTTAAGCTTTTCGCTATCAACGACTACCGCAGAAGATCAGATTCCGAGCCTTTTCAGATGCTTCTGCTTCACTGTGTATATATTGAGAAGCACCCCGTGGCCAAACGTCGCAATAAGGAACTCTCCCTTCGCGTTTTGCACCGTGCCCAATGCCGCCATAGGAAATTCGCTGGTCAAGAAAGCGCAGGTGACGGTCGCGCCGCTGCCGTTATGCCATGGCTGCTCCGTCGAAGTCTGAGACACGGCTTCAACCTTAGCCGTCCCAGCTACATCGGAAAGCAGGACCGCCCTATCAACCGTATCGCACACCGGTCCGGCGTCAGTGCCGTTGACACATCCCCTACTTATCACCCTCAACACTTTCGCCGTGTCATCTACAGATGGCGCGAACTCGGTGTATTGTTCCTTTGCGCCGCGAAAACGCGCATTAATCCAGCCTGATGGGGTGAAGATGGATTCCGAGGCAGCCTGTGCCTTACACGCCTGGAAGAACGAAGAGACCGCGTCCTCGATGTACACAAACCCGGAATCCGGCCTTAAGGCAATCGCTGCTTTTACCTCATCCGGAGTAAGGTGATCGACTGACTGTGCCTGAGCAGTCATGATCGCAAAAACCGCCAACGCTATAGCCCACTTTTTCATAACCGACATCCTTTGGGCGGAATTATACACCTCACTCTTCCGCAGCCCTGGAAACTCTGCTTCGAATCAACTCCATGATCGGCGACTCCGAAACCTCGACCGCGCGCCGAAAGAACGGATGCGGCTTTACATCGAAGGCCACATGGCCGCGAGCCCAGAAGGTCCCGCCGTCTGGCTCTGTGATCTGGTGCATCGGCTCCTTCCCGACGGCCGGATCATGAAAACCAAGATCCAGCATGTTACCAAGGTTGTTGTAGTAGGGCTGCCCACCTTTTGCTTTTACAAGCGACTTTGCGGTCACCCGGCCGCGGATGACGTTGGCGTCCTCGGTAACGCGAGGCGAGCTGAGGATATTCTCTTCAAGCACGCCCGTACGCCGCTGGATGCCGGAACGGTACAATTCCGCCACGGTATTCTCGGCGAGCAGCTCCATGCCTTCGGCCATGCCAGAGCGCACCGCGGCCAATATCCTCTGCTTGACCGTCTGCATATAGTCGACGGTAGAGCTGAGGCTCTTCGGGTCAAGTTTAGCGTCAAGCATGGCTACAATCCTTTGTGCTTTTGCTTGAGCTGCTCCGCTTTCGCGATCAGCTCCTTGAGGCTGCCTGGAAGCGGCTGCGGGCGGCTCATTCCCGGCAGCTGGGCCATCTCGCCCAGGTCCTTGCGGGTCTGCGCCTCGCTCGCTCCCTTTTTGCCGCGCTTTCCCGGGCCCAGATAACGAAGCGCGAGAATCACATGCGTGGGCGGCTCTTCGGCCCAATACTTAAGCAGGTCGGCGATATCGCAAAAACTGGTTTCGTTGAGCTGGTCGAAGGTCCACCCGGTAGCGGTGATGATTTTCCCCGTGATCCAGGGCCAATCGATCGTCTCCCTACCGGATACTATTCCCCCTCGGACACCGGGGCAATTCCGGACGCGGACTGCACTGCTTTGGCGGCGAGCGGCAGTGTGGTCATATCGAGCCACTCGGCGAGCTGCTCGTCGGTCACGTCAGAATAATTGCGCCGCACGGCCATGCCGATGATGGGAATCAGCGCATCGAAATAATTGAAAAGCTGGGCACCGTCGAGGTTCGGCACCGAGATCAGAAAGTCGTAATGCGCTTTGAAATCAGAGTAGGAGAGTGAGGGTACGAGATAGTTCTGGCCGTTCATCCAGACCGGTACGCCAAGGTATTTGACTTTCATGAGCGCTTCTCCGAAATACAGTTGTCGGGGGGGGGGGGGGTTAATGGTCAGGGATCAAGGCCGGGCGGGGATCAGCGGGGCGCTCCGAAGAGCGCTCCGCCGTGCGACTGCTCTGGCGTGGTCCGCTGACCTCCTTTCGTTCCGTTGTGGTTCGCGTTAAGAAATGCGACCGCCTGTTTTCCGTTATCCGCGGCCGCTCAGGGTCCCACTCCTAGATCTGGTCCGCGAAGATGCTGCCCAGGTTGTTGCTGGCGTCGCGGCCGCAGGAGAAATCAAAGTCCGCGACCCAGAAGTCTTCCTGCTTGGTGGGAATGCTGGTACCCCCCAGCACGCAGGCGTTGAGCTGGATGCCAAAGAGCTGCCCCTTGAAGTTGTTGTAGAGCACCACGGTGAACTGCGGCGCGTAGCCCTCGAGCTGCGCGGGGATGGCCAGCGTGACGCCGTGCGTCGAGTCGTTCCAGGTATAGTTCAGCGCCACGGTCAAACCGGCGCTCACATCGGCGGCCAGGAAGGCGTAGGCCGTACCGTTGAAATAGTAGGTCCCGCTCACCGATGGCGCCGACGTAACGGCCGTCATCTGTGTACCGACCTGGAAGCCGGTACCGCCCGTGACGATCACGCCCAAGTCCGCGACCGGCGCGTTGGCGGGCGCGACCGATGCCGCAGCCGCGTGCGCCTCGTTGTAGACCGGGCGCTTAACGCCGGCGGTCGTGGGCAGCCCGAAATAAAGCTGCGAAAAGAACATGGGATCAAGCGAGGCCATCTTGCCCTTGCCCGTAACCTTGATCTTGCCGCGGGCGATGGCGGCCGGGATCTGCAGATTGTCGTACAGCTCCTTCGTGTCGCCCTTGATTTCGATCTGCACCTCCTGGAGGAGGCCGAATTGCATAGGCGTGGGATTGGTGGCGAGGTTGCCGGCGTTGGGGATGGCGGTGAGCACCCCAGATCCAAACTGAGGATTGAGCATGGCGTCTCCTGAGGCGCTCCTGCGAGCGTCCGGTGAATGGGTTGTTGTGAAGGACTAGATCTGGTCGGCGAAGATGCTGCCCAGGTTGTTGCTGGCATCGCGGCCGCACGAGAAGTCGAAGTCCGCGACCCAAAAGTCTTCCTGTTTAGTGGGAATACTGCACCCGCCCAGCACACAGGCATTCAGCTGGATACCGAAGAGCTGACCCTTGAAGTTGTTGTAGAGCACCACGGTGAACTGCGGCGCGTACCCCTCGAGCTGCGCGGGGATGGCCAGAGTGACGCCGTGGTCAACATCGTCCCAGACGTAATTGAGCGCCACGGTCAGGCCCGCGGTCACATCGGCAGCGTTGAACGTGTAGGTTCCCGCGGTACCGGAAAGCCCCTGATCGGTCCACACAACGGTGCCATCCGTGGTGGTCGAGAGTGAATCGTTGAACGTCGGCAGCGCGGCCCCGGAAGTTCCGGCCGTGGTCACCTTCTGCGTATGCCCGGCGGGATCGAGGATGGTGGCGTTCAGGGCGTAGGTGTGCTCGGCCTGCCACGCGCCCGGGCTCGTCCCAGTCCACGCGGTGAACTTGTATTGCCCGCTGGACGGCGCGGCGGTCCCGGAGTTGGTGAGCTGCGTGCCGACAGAAAATCCCGTGCCGCCCGTGGCGATGACGCCCAGATCGGCGGTCGCGGCAGCGTTGTTCGTCGTGATGGAAGCCGCCGCGGTGCGCAGCTCGTTGTAGACCGGGCGCAGCACGCCGGCGGTCGTCGGCAGGCCGAAATAGAGCTGCGAAAAGAACATGGGGTCGAGCGAGGCCATCTTGCCCTTGCCTGTGACCTTGATTTTGCCGCGGGCGATGGCGGCCGGAATCTGCAGATTGTCGTACAGTTCCTTGGTGTCGCCCTTGATTTCGATCTGCACCTCCTGGAGGAGGCCGAACTGCATGGGTGTAGGATTGGCGGCGAGGTTACCGGCGTTGGGGATGGCGGTGAGCACCCCAGATCCAAACTGAGGATTGAGCATGGTATTCTCCTGGGCGCCCAGAGAGCGTCGGGTGATGACGGGTTGGAAACGAAAAGCGGAACTGGCAGAGTTCGCGGCGCGAACAGCGCCAACCCGCGCGCGGAACGGCTGACTCAGCTACACCAGAATGTTCAGCGGTAAAATGGCGGCTGCCTGGGGCCCGAAGATGCCGGGATCCAGGTCGCTGTCGCCCTCGAGCCAACAGTGCGTCGCCAGGCCGCCGATCGTAAACTTGCCGGTGGCCAGGTTGTCAGGGACCAGCGCCGCATCGATCGCCTGGAGCAGGTTGTTCAGCGTGGTCTCCGCCAAGAGCTGCTCCTGCCCAATGTCTTCGTCAGGGCTGTTGTCGAAGACATAGACAATGAGCCAGCCGCGCAGCATCAGCCTGGAAGGAAGACCCGGCGGTTTCTGCGGAATATGGATCTCCTTGCCCGCCACCTGGAACAGGGCGGGCTGATCGGCGATGGTCAGCTCCGGCGGCGCAACGTGCTTGCGGCCCATCGACTGGAACTGATCGCCCAGCTGCGACTGCAGCCACGTAAAGAGCGCAGCCCAGATAGCCTCGCGGTTGACGGCGGAATATTGTGCAAGGCTCATCACGTTCGCCTTTCAGTGGACAGTGAACAGCAAACACTTGTCAGTTCCACGCCGATTCCTGACCGTTATTCCTCGTATGCTTCGGCGACTCTCGCGGCGATGATTTCCATGATTGGATCAGTGAAGGCTTCTTTCGCCTGGCGCAGAAATGGATGCGGACGCACCCGGATCGCCTTGTGCCCGAAGGTAAAGCGCGTATCACCGTTCGCGGCAATGAATTGAAAGACGCCCGCCGTGCCCTGCGCCTTGTCGATCTTCCGGCTCAGAGGAACCGCCGAGGGCACTGTATAGCCCTCGTCGAGAGCAGTTCCAAGATAACCCTGGAAGGTCCGTCCCTTGATGGTCATGTCGCTTTTCACGCCGATCCCGCCGACAATCAGCTCCGCGGTTTCGTGCACGCTGGGCGAGTTGAGAATATCCTCGAACAATTGCCCGGTGCGCATCTGAATGCCCGCGGTGCTCGCCTGCGAGACAGCCTCAGCGGCCAGGCCCTCCATAGCTTCGCGCATCCCGACGCGCATCTGCGCGAAGATCCGCATCTTGACGCGCTCCACGTAGTCAACGACGGAATCCACGCTGCGTTGTTCGACGGTAAGTTGAAGCATGGCGCCTCCAACTGCATAAGTTACAGTCCACCGATCAGGGACCGGGGCGCCGCGCCTCGGCTGCGCGACGCGCGGCGACAAAGGCTTCCACCTCCGCACGCACCCAACGGGCCACGCGCTCCACGTCGGGCGCGGGGCCGCTGAGTACATCATGCATGTTGTACGTGGCCAGCAGCCGCTCGGCCAGGTACTTCGAGAAGCCCGGTCTGGTATCCATGACGTCTCCTTCGCCGTGAAAAAGAGTTCGAAATTCAGGGGTCAGGGCGCGATGGTGATGATGATGACGGTGGGAGCGTTGGGCACGGCGGGAACGGTTACAGCCACGGGGTTTGACGGAGCTGAATTTACGCCCTCGTACACCGTTTCGACGATGTAAGTGTAGGCGCTTCCCGGAGTAGTCGTCAGGTCGCTATAGGTGGTCGTCTGCGCCGCCGTAGTGCCCAGCAGCGCGTACGTTCCTCCCGCCGGAGCGCGGTAAACGGTGTACGTGCACGGCGCGGCCGTCGTGCAGCTCGCAGGCCCGGTCCAGGAGAGGTTTACTTGAAACGTGGCAGCGGCCGGAGGCACGGTGGCCTGAGCATGCGCCAGGGATGCGAGCGCGAAGAGCAGAACTGCAAACAGTTTTTTCATTTCGATTCTCCAGGGAGGGTTGTGGCAAAGGGCCGTTTATTGTCCCGGAACCTCGCAGGTGACGAGCACGATATAGGTCGATCCCGCCGCCGGCGTACCCCACCATGTGAAGGGTCCCGTTGAGGTTGTCGTAGTGGTACCGCTAGTGAAAGCACCGACACTGCCAGTCCCGCCCACTTGCTGCGCCTGGCAGAAAGGAGCCACGGCAAATGGCACAGGAAATGTGAGTGCAACGTTTGGATCTGAACCCGGAGTTCCCGCCGCGGTGATGGTAAACTGCGCGCGGTGCGAGCCGCCGGAGACAGCCGAGATACCGTTGCCAGCCGCGCCGGAGGTTCCCCAGCCAGTGCTCGCGGTGATGTTCGCCGCCGTCTGCGCGGTGCCGGCCGAAGAAGCGCTGCCCACGACCACCCCGCCGGTGATACTGGTCAAGGCGTGCTGGTTGATGGTCCAAGGTCCGGCAACGCCGCTTCCGCAGGATTGCCAGTTATTAACTGTCGTGCAGGTGTAGTTATCGCCGAGATCATAGAACGTGCCGGCGGTCATATTAAGGAAATCGATCTGCGAGTGCTGCGCGCTCAGCGAGCCGCCGGTAATATACACCCCGTAGTTAGACAAAATGGCATCTTTGGTGTTGAGAAAAATAGCTTGGCCTCCACCTATATGAATTCCGCCGGCAAAATCGCCCGTCGAAACCCAAGTTCCGCCCGCCATAGTCGCACCTTCGTCCGTAGTGGCGTAGCCCACATGCCCAGGGTTGAAAGTGCAGTTCTGACTCACAAAATCCCCAGCTTGCATTACGAGTCCCGGACCAATGTGGAATGGCGTCGGGTTGTTCGCCTGCGCTCCGAACCAGCAATCGCGCGCACTGTTGCCGATGTTCGTTGGAGACTGATCGCCCGCCACTAGGAGGCCTTCGGTGCAGGCAGCCCAGCCGCCAGCATCGTCGAGCACGCCCCCCGTGATGCTCATACAGGGGAAAGTGGTTGGCGTGTTCCAATCCCAACCCAGTATCCAAACGTTCTGAACCACCGTGTTGTACATGTTCAGCACGGGCAACGTGTTGGACACAAACGACCCATCCTGCCCCGCACCCCAAATCGAGAAGTTCGAAAGCTGCGAGTAGACCCACGGATTTTGATATAAATTCCCCTGAGCGCCTTGAGGCTTATAGCCCGCCTGATTCGTGTTCGCGTAAGAATAGATGACCCCTCCGGAGGTCAGCGAATAGTTGAAATCGGGGGTGGGCACAATCGCCGAGCCGCCCGAAGAGCAGCCGTTAATGTTTGGATTGAAGACCGCGCCGGCCGAGGTTGAAAGAAACGGCGGTATCGCCGTGAACATCACGCCGCAAGGCAACACAAGGCTATATCCGGGAAGCGCAGCCGCTGCGTTCCACGCCGCGTTGATTTGCGCTCCATCGTCATGTCCCCATAGAAACCAGCCCGTGAAGGTATAGATGGTGGTGGCCTGTGCGAATATAGGCAGCGTGCTCAACTGAACGCTCGTGGGTGAGACGTAGGCGACAATCGTCGTGCCCGCGGGGAATTCCGTGTAACAGTCGATATAGCCATTGCCTTCGTCGCAGTCAGCGGTGCCCAGGATCTTCTTCCCCACGTCAGTTGACGCAAAGGCCGGATCGGCGGGACCACCGCTCGTGCCCGTGGTGTAATTTGTCACGTAAGAAAGCGTACCGATCTTGCCCGCTGTCACGGTGTCTGCGTTATGCGCCATCGTGGACACCTGAAGCACTAGATCACTCGCGCTGGTAGTCATGGTCTGCATGGTCACCACCGTTCCCGCAACCGTCGTCACACTTGTCGAGTAAGCATCCAGCGGGGAGCTGGTCGCCATCCCGGACAGCTCGTAAGCAACGAGGCTGCGATCATACGTGGTGATGCTATAAGTGAGCGTGATCGTGTACGATCCGCCCGCCACGTTCGGGACATAGGCGCAACCTTGAGAAAGGTAGCTTGAATATCCAACCGTGATTGGCGAAGCGGTGACAGGCGTATAAGTGTTCGACCCGGAATTGTCAGTGAAAGTATAAGTGGGCAACGTGCTCGCAGTGTCGTGGCGCCCGCAAACCACCAAGATATGCCCCGAGCCACCGGTGGGCGTGACGGCGAGAGTCACCGTGGTAGCAGATCCGGTGGCCACGGCCGATCCCCACGAGTTTATGACGTTACCGGTAGTGGCCACCTTGAAGGCGAGCCCGAACGTCGTAGATAGATAGGCCGTGCCCATGGTCTCGTAGCCGCCAAAGTAGGAAGTTGGCGTGGTCACATTGAGCCACTGGCCGTAGAGATCCGCGCTTGTGGTGACCAGCGTTGCGGTGCTTCCACCGGTGCCGCCCGCTGGATAGGTCGTATTCATCGCGACCTGCACATCGTCATGTATGGTGTAGCAGTTGGCCTGGCCGCCGCAGGCCGGCGAAACATAAACAGCGCCGGTGTAAACACTGTTCGCAGCGTTCGCCAGCACAAAGGCGTCAGTAGCCACGTCGGTGGTGTTGTCGCCGGTGGTCTGCGTGGTAGCCGTCCAGCCGTTCGGAAGAGCGTGGGGAGTACTCGACAGTCCCGGGTTGGGAAGGTTGCCGCTCAGCACGCCGCCAACCGCCGCAGCCTCCGCGTTGCTCTGCGCCGTAGCCGCGGCGCCGGCGGCGTCGAAGGCTGAGGTTGCCTGCTGCGCGGCAGTGCCCAGGCCCAGGTTGGTGCGCGCCGTTGCCGCGCTGGCCACGTCGGACAGGTTGTTGGCCGGATTCAGCGGCGCGTAACCCAGCGCCGTCTGGAAGTAACTGGCTGCCTGCTGGGCGGCGGAGCCCAGGCCCAGGTTGGTGCGCGCCGTTGCCGCGCTGGCCACATCGGAGAGGTTGTCCGCCGGATTCAGCGGCGCGTAACCCAGCGCCGTTTGGAAGTAACTGGCTGCCTGCTGGGCGGCGGAGCCCAGGCCCAGGTTGGTGCGCGCCGTGGCGGAGCTGGCCACATCGGAGAGGTTGTTCGCCGGATTCAGCGGCGCAAACCCCAGCACACTTTCTATCATCGCGGCGGTGGGTGTGGTCCATCCGCTCCCGTTGTACGCGGTGAGGCCAACGTATGTCGGCCAGGTCATCGAGCCATTGCCGCCATTCACCGTGCAAACGCCAGCGCAGCCATTGACGCTTTGCACATAAGCAATCGTAGGTAAAGGCGCGATGCTGGGCAGCCAGTTGTCGAAGTTGTCCACGCCGGCGCTGTACCAGTAGTTGCTGGCGCTGGGCTGCACGCAGGATCCAAGCAGCGACGACCCGTTGGGTGTGTTGAGCGTAACGCGCCAGCACAAGTTAAGCGGCGTGGTATACGCCGAATCCGGCATGGAGGCGAGCGAGAAGGCGCCGTTCACCACGAACGTGGTAACCGGCGATGCCGTGGCAATGCCTCCGGAAGGCTTATGATAGACGGTCGGCGTTCCGCCGGAGAGCACGGGCACCCAGGCAATCGTGCAGACACCGGCTGTGCCGGTGGGGCACGCCAGGCTGTTGCCATCCTGCACGTAAGTGGCCGCGATCGGCACCGTCTGAGAGAAGCAGGGAACAGGGAATAGGAAACAGGGAACGGCGAGCAGCAACGCTAGGAGACTCTTTTTCATTTCTTCTTCCCCTGGGATTTGAAGCCCGGTCTGGTCATGCGCTCGGCGCGTTCATCCGCGCGGCGATCAATCGAGGGAAGATCGCGCTTGTAGCGCTCGATGACCTGAAGCACGTTAGGCGGCGCGTCGAGGAGCTCGGTCTGCGCGGACTCGCCTTGCGTGGACCGGCGCTGCGTGGCCGTGACGTTCGGGCGCTCTTTATAGCGATAGGCGCACCAGTCGCAAACAGCCTGTTCAATGTCCTCCGGCAGTGCGATCTGGCCGGTCCCCACCGTCTCGCCGGGCTGGACATAGCCGGCGCTATACCCGAGGACGACGGGGGCGCCGTCGGTGAAGACATAGCCGTTGAGGTAGAGGTTCCAGATGCGCTCCGGATCGATGTCCTGATCGAAGTAATAGCCATTCTGGATCTTGTCTTCGCTCTCAGTGATCGCAATGCCGCCAACCGTGAGCGTAGCTACGGCTACGATGGGCCAGTGATACGTGATCATGCGATACGCACCATCGCCCTGGCGCACCTCGGTGTATTCGGCGAGCAGCAGGTCCGGCCGTTTGGTCGCCCGGGCAAAGTCCATGCTCACAGCGGTAAGGAGGCGCGTAAGCGTGGCGTCATCGTTAGTGTTGGTGGAGTTGACGGGCAGCCACTCCTTGAGAGTGGCGAGCGTAGTGAGGTCGGCCGATGCCATGGCATCTCCAGCGATCAGGAATCAGTGGTTCGTGACTAATTCAGCGCGTGGCGCGCATTTAATCGCGCGATGATCCGCAAAGCCTCACGCAATGTCAGGCTGCCGTCGCCGCGAAAGGTGAAAACCTGGCCGGCCACCTGCTTGAAGAGCCAACCGGACGCAATGCGCTGCGCGGTGTAGATTGGGCATTCCATGTCAGGAAACGAAGTTGCGATACGGCTCGAGCAGCCCTTCGACAGCCGTATTGGCGATATCCGGCTGCGCACCGCCGCTTTCGTAGTAGCGCTCGACGAGCATCTTGATGGCGGTGGTAATCACTGCCGGTACTGGATAGCCGGCCCAGCCCGGCACATTGGAGACCGTCGCACTGGCGCCCGCGGCCAGCGTTGCCTGCCCCGTGCTCGGATTGACGCTGGCGATATTCGTGGCCAGCGCGCCCTGCACCGGAAGGCCGGTGAAGGGGCTAATCACGGACGCCGTTAACGCCCCCGCGCCGGGAACGTAGATCGGCAGGCCGGTCTCGCCGGGCAGCAGCGGCGCGTCGTCGAAGTCGAAAGTGAGCGGCGCACCGCCGGTGACAGTAAGCGCCGCGGAGCCCTCGGTCATGCTTGCAGTAATGGGGCCGCCGTAGCCGCAGCGGAAGCACACGATAACATTGCCGGGAACCATGCGCGTGGGAGGCCACGGCCGCGCGAAAGGCGGCATCAGGCGCCCGGGCTGGGTTTCGCTCCCCCGTTCAAGTTGATAGCCGTACTCCGGGTTAAGCGGATTGGTGCCGTAGGTTGTGTCTTGGGTGAGCGTCTGCGGCGTGCCGGAAACATCGATATAGGTAAACGAAAGCACGGATTGAAAAGGCGGCTTGGGTAGCTCGATCTCCGGATAGCCGTTCCACTCATAGCGGAGATTGTGGCCGGGGAAGCTATCCCGGAGCAGCTTCCACGACTGGGTGATGAAGACGCGATTGGTCCAGTTCTCGCAGTCCTGCCGCGCGGCGACGATGTAGCCGCGCAACTTGTCGTTGAGGATCTGCGAGGCGGCACGGTCCGAGTCCTGCATGGGGCCGAAGCCCAGCTGCAGCTTGACGTCATTGAGCGTGACGGGCTCCGCGACCGGGCCCTGGATGATGGCGATCGACATGTTTGCTCCGCAAACAGTGGTTAGTGGTCAGTAGTCAGTGGTTAGCGCGCCGGGCCAGGAACACCGGGAACGAGGGGAACACCGCAGCAGCATTGCTCGCCAACGAGGACCCCGTGAGCCGCGCCGGAGACAATGCCGCCGCCGGCGAAGGCGAGCGACTTGAAGACCTGGCAGGCCTGCCGCTCAACTTCCGCGACGGTGGTCGCGGTGATAATGGCCGACCACGCCTCATCGGGCAGCACATCGAGCTCATGCTCGGAGATATGGTGCGCTCCGTCCGCGATCTCGAATCCCGGGCGGTCCATGCGCACAGTGAAATCGCAAAGCGCGCGCTCATTCGCGAAACGCAGATCGGCGGGCAGCGCGAACATCGGCTGGCCGATCTCGATCTCCCTGCGCAGTTTCTTGACCCAATAGTCCGGATCGGCAGCACGCCGCCACATGCCCCAGTGCTGCAGGAGCGCGCGCTGTTTTTCGGCGCCGGCATCGAAGGGCACCCCACGCCGTTTACACAATGCCGGAAGACCTAGTGCCCACTGCTCGCGGCCCGTCCCATCCGGAGCGCACATCCAGGCGGCCCACTCCAGCTCGTTCTTGAGGGCGTCGCCAAAGGCGTAGCACCGCACCAGCGGCCCGAATGCGGCGCAGATGGCCGCAACGGCCGTATCCTTGCCGCGGCGCGCCTTGTAGCCGAAGCCGATTACCGTTGTCTTCCCGATCATCTGTAATGCCTCGCCAGATATGCCGTGATGTCAAACAGATCGCCGGAGTAGCCTTCCACGCGCTGCAGGAAGCTCTTCTTGCCGGTAATCTGCTTGGTCCCGTAATCGGCCACGGTTTTGCCATCGGCCGCGATGTCCGCGCCGCTGTCCGCCATCTTGCGGAAATCGGTGAGCAACGCGTCCACGCGCGGATCGCCGATGCGGCCGTTCAGGCCATTGATGGTTACCGTGGATGCGGCTGCGGTGGCCGCCAGATTGGTCTCCAGGGGCTGCAGCTCGCGGAGGCTCTCGTTGGCTGTACCCAGCGTGGTTGTAGCCTCGTTCATGGTTCCTGAGGCGCTCACGGTCAAAGAGTGAATGTCCGCACTCGCGCGTTGCACACTTTGTGCCGCGGCCGTCACCAATGCGCCTGTCTGCTTCACCTGAAGCGCGCTCTGCGCGGCGACAATGCCGATGTCCTTCTCGGTCTGGCTGAGCTGCGCCAGCGGACCGCAACTGACGCTGCCGTGAAAGCCAACGCAGGGGGCATTGAGCTCCTGCAGGGTCCGGTGCAGCTCGATAAACTCCGCCTGGCCGCCGTCGCCCCACTTGTCCAGCGCCACAATCAGATGACGATTGAGTCCCCACGCGCCATAGATGCCCAGACAAAGAGCAGCTATGGCGCTGAGGAGCAGGACGAGATGAAGAGCTTTGGTCATGGGGCGTCCCAGCTACAGCTTGATTCCGAGCGTGCCCAGGAACGCGACGACATCCGGCCAGACGGCCTTTATCGCGGCCAGCTCCGCCTGGTCCAGAGCAATGTTCAGCCCGCTCGACGCCACCGCACTTTCGCCGGCCGTTACCGCGGTTGAAACGGCTCCCAGCACGGTCGCCAGCGCCGCCACGACCTGGGGCGCGGCGCCCAGCTGCTTGTTTGCGCCGGTGATGAACTTCAGCAGGTCGGATGCGCCGACCTCGACGCCTTTTTCGATGCTCACGAGAACATTTGCCATTTTTGATTCCTCGAGTGTTTCTGGCGTGTCCACGCCGGTTATTGTGGTTTCGGTTGACCCGGAAGCTAGCCGGGCAAAGTAGGGTTCGAGGGCGCCTGCGGCGCTGCGGGCGAAGGCTGGCCGTGGCGGGCAGGCAAAGAGGTTTGCAGCGAGTTCCGAAACCAGGACCACCACTCGTCGAGGGTGCGCGGAAACCTCTCCGGCATGCAGCTGATGGTGGACGCCCCCAGGGCGACGGCGGCGGTGCTGTAAACGACCCAGTGCGCGGCGATATGTTCAGCGATCGGGTTCATCGGACTCCTTTCCAGAAAGCGACAAATGGAGATCAAGGAACGGTGGCCGGCCGCTAGGTAAACTGGCCGTCGCGCAGAAATCCGTGATAGGTCCCCGACTGAATCGAGCCCGCGCCGGCGGCGCACGTGAATCCAGCCTTGCCGACGGTGATATTGGGCGGCGTACCGTGCCGGACCCAGCAACGGTGCAAACGGTCGTCCTTGAGCGTGCAGTTACTCGCGCGCGAATCGATATTCCAATCGCCACCGGGCGTGGCCACCATCAGCGGCGGCTCGTATTGGTTGTCCCAATCCCAGCCATACTGCACGACCTGGCCGGGCGGCGTGTCCCCGCGCTCGTACCACGTCGCGAACCACATAGCCCCGATGCCGAAGTCGGCGATGCGCCGCTTCACCTCACCTGTATCCACGCGCCTCCAGAAACTGCCAGAGCTGGTGCTCTGGGGCCGCAGCAGCCCGGTGGCCGCGCCGCACCATTCGCAAACCGCCGAGAAAGGCTCCCAGGATTCCGACAACGGAACCGAGTCCACTTCCGCCCGCGTCCCGCGTAGCACTTCACGCGAAGCTCTATGCGTGGCGTCGCCCCACGGCGACTTCGCGCAGCCGGGCCAGGAGACGGAGGCCTCGAGGAGAACCGTGTCTGTTGGCTCAATGAGGAAGCATTTGTAAGGCATCCCCGCTCCAATCATCCGGCAGATCCACAGTCTTGCCGGCAAGCGCGTGTGTTGAGTCAACAAGGAACTGAATCCTGCCGTCCCTCACAAACGAATGGCACCGGTGACACTTGAAGCCGCTGGGCGCCTCCGGATGTTCAGCGTTATACGTGCACCAGCAGGCCCTTCCATCCCATCCGGCAACGAAGTGGCCGCTCGTGACCAGAACCGAGGGAGAAAACGTCGGCAAGTCAAGCGAGCCATTCCAGCTCCAGTGCGATCCCTCGCCACTCACTCCGACGCCATGGGCTTCATCACAACCCGGACACCAGAAGGTCACAATGCCGCCCTCCGCACGCCGCGCTCTCTGCGCCATCGCCGGCCTCCATTCCCGTTTCGCGCTTTTTACTTTCCGCAGGCGGCTTTGTGCGCTTTATGCCAGGCAGCCAGGTCAGCCGGCCACAGCGGCGCGGAGACATTTTGCGTAATGCGGAAGTTGATGCCGGTTTCGGCGCGGATCTGGCTTACGGTCACCCGCCACGGCTCAACGTCACCCTTGGCGATCGCCTTCTGCGGCATCTCGAAAGCCAGCACGTCGCCGCTCCTCGCATCTTCGACGATCTTGAAGAAAGCCGTCGGCACGTCGACACCATTGACGGTCTTATCTTTCGCGTGGAGAACCGGCCCGACGTAGACGAGCAACTTGCCACGATCGAGAGCCCAGGCGCGCACGTCCTCTTCCAGGCGCTCCCACTGCTCGCGATTCAGCCCCGGAAGCTGCGGCGCGACATTTACCATGGAAAAGCTGTCCTTGCTGACGTCCTCGTCCCAGGCGTTGTCCTGAGCGGGGTCCATGTGGCCGAGATCGTAGCCGGTGCCATCGTAAGCAGAGGGCTTCGCGGAATCCGCCTCCGCATGGAAGCCGCTGGTACGCGGCACACAGCCCAACGTGTGCGGCCCCGTCAGCTCATAGGCCACCAGGCGCGGAACCTTCAGTTGCGCATCGAAAAACGATACATAGGCCGCGTGACAGATCTTCTCCGTACCGGCAACGGCCGGCACGGGAATCGTAGGACACGGTTGCGCGCGGCAGAACATGCCAAGCGCGAGAAGTGCTCCGCAAATCGACTGCATTCTCATGGTTTACCTCCAGGGAAATCAAGATCCTGTATTCACAGCTCGGGCCTCAGGCACCGATGAGCCACAACGCACACCCGCCCTCACTGTCCGCCTTGGCCAGGTCTTCGTCGATGGAGATGCCATTGACCAGGCCGAGCACCGGAGATTGCACGATCTGGTAGCCGCGCTGGGGTAGCTCCGGCACCTTGCTCTCCGATTTCCAGTAATGCTCGAAGGACAGCTCGTCGTAGAGCTGCTCGCCGTCGAGCACCGAGTTGGCTCCCACATAGAGCCCGGGCACGAAGCCCGCGGCGGCCACAGCATCGTGCCATGCATTGCAATGGTCGATCACATCCTGGCTGGATACGGTGATACCCACGCCCTCGAGATCGAGCCAGACATTGACGCCGGCGGGAAATCCCACAGCCTTGGCGTTCGCGGCGGCGTTGGCGCCATCAGTTGCGCCGAGCTGAGCGCCAGGCGACCAGCCAGGCCTGCGCACATGCTGGACGGCTATGAGCGCAAGCCCCCCGGCCAGGATGCCGGCGGCTTCCGCAGCAGTGAGATCGCCAGGATCCTGCCGCGGCCCAAGAGAAAGATAGCGCGCGCAGAAAATGTAGCCCAGCGCTTTGAAGGCCTGCGCTTTCGCCGGCGTGATAACCGTGTCGCTATCGAAACCGAGCGCGCCGTTACCGGCAGGTTGAACCATTCCAGAGAGTGGCATCGTTTTACTCCGTAAAACAGGGCCCCTTTTATCGCAACGGCTTTTTGGCGACCAGGCTCAGACCGTCACCGGAATGCAGCGCATGGAGACGATTATTGACGCGCTCCATCTTCGCCGCGTCCCAGAGCACCGCGGCATAGAAGCCGGGCTGGCGCACCTGGTTGATGAGATACACGTCGCCCGTCGCGTCTTCGCGGACGCTGTCGCCGCACTGCAAGGCTTCAAATTCTTCCGAGGTCATTGAAGATCACCGTGTTTCTTGAGCGCGGCACGTTCTTGGCCTGCGCCAGCTTTGTCGCGATGCGCGCGCGCGGCTCCGTGTTACCCTCGTCGGCGAAAGGCTGCACGGCGCGGTGTTGTTTCAGCAGTTCCACGGCGGCTTCATTCTGAATGTCGCGGATTTTCCCGGCGTCAATGCCGTCAAGCAGCTTGATGAACATAAAGGCAGCTCCTAGCTTTCAGCCTTCAGTAAGGACCGGCCCAGGATGGCGCCGGTCCCAACTGTAGTTACTGGCTGATCATTTGCCACTCAGTGCCGTCCCAGACGAGCTGGATGATCTGATTGGCGGAGATCTCGGCACCGGACAGCGCCGTGGTGCCGTTTTTCGTGATGGCCTTGGCCGCGCCTGAGAGGAAGCCGGTAATGGCCAGAGTGGAAGCGCCCGTGTTGGCATGGAGGCACTTGACGTAGACCCGGGCGCCTACAACCGCCGGAGGTGCAGGGGTAAAGGCCGCGGCGTATGCATTGGCCGTTCCCGTGTCGAGTGCGAAGGAGAACGCATTGGACTGCGCGACCGTGACGATCAGCACATCGAGCTGCTGCAGAGCCGCAGCAAAGAGCGCATCGTTCGGCCCCCAGGGCGCGTTGTGCGAGTCGTCGCCCGGCACCGCGAGGCTGAGGTTTGGCGTGAGAACTTGATTGGCCATCGATTTCCTTTCCAGTGGGGACAGGTTGGAGGCTTCCGGGCCTCAAAGCGAAGCCCGGAAAGCTCTGTGAAGGCCCTTTGGAGTTACTGCTGGACGGTGGGCGACAGGTCGGAGGTGTTGCGGCCGCCGCTGAGCACGGCGAGACCCGCGAGCAACTGCGCGGTGGTCCCCATCGAGCCGACGGCGATATCAACCTCGACGTAGGTTCCATTGGCCGCCGCCAGCACATCCATCGACTCGATCTCGAGAATGTAAGCCGAGTCGGCGATCTGCGAGCCAGGCGTGTAGCCGGATACCGTCTCCGGGAAGATGCTGTTGTTGGTGGCCGAGTTGAGACTGGCGACGTCGTAGGGCGCGCTGCCGTTCTCAAACTTGATGAGCCGGTAAGGAATGGCGACACCGCTACCGCCCGATTCCGCCGCGTAGACATTGACGGTGATAGCGCCGATAGGGCCGCCGGCAGCGCCCAGCAGCAGGATCACCGAAGCGTGGTTGTACTGCGCCAGGCTGAAGCGGGTGCCGGCAACGGCAGCGGAAGAGCTTTTCGGAGGGATGATCAGGGCATAATGCCCGTCCTGCCCCACCCAGAATCCTTTTGCACTCATGGCTTTTTCTCCTTCGTAGAAAAAGTGTTGTCAGGGATCAGAGACCAGTTGTCAGTTCCGCAGCGGCAGGTAAGGCCCAGCGCGAAAACTGACAACTGGCGGCTGAAAGCTGGGTTGGGTTTACCGGGTCTGCAGGAGGACGGTCGAGGACAGGGTGGGAACCGAGCCGCCGACTGCCTGGTACGGGGTGAGCGGCTTCTTCCACCAGGGCTGGCCGTCCGCGCGGTACATGAAACGGAAGGCCTTCTCACCGGTGAGGAAGGCGACATGGATGGACGAATCCGCACGGAGCTCGTTGCGCTCGGCCAGCAGGTACCCGTCGGGCCCGAACAGGATGATGTCGCCGGCGGTGCCGACCGCTGCGGTTTGCTCGATCGGGATGCAGGGCAAACCGAGCAGCAGCCCGTACGGATTGTTGTTGCCGTTGACGCCCGGCGGCGTGTACATGAGGTATTGGCCCAGCGACGGGGCGCCAACCGTCAAGGGATAAAGTCCAGGCTCGATGGACTGGTTGATAAACCAGCAGGCCCGCTTGCGGTAGGGCGCAAAGAGCCGCGAGTACATGTTGAGAATGTCGGTCGCCGAGGGCGGAGTCCCGGCGCTGCCCTCACCGGTGTTGTACGACTGGGTGATGGTGGAGGGCGCATTGAGAACGCCGAAGGGCTGCCCGGCGCCGCTGCCGTTGATGATGGCCGCGTCCAGCTGGAACGAGATTTCCTGGGGAACGATCTCGTTCACCATTGCCTCGAGCATGTCCGTGTCTTCCAGCAGTTCCTCGGTGGCGTAGATGAGCGCGATCAGCTTGTTTGCGACCAACTGCACCTCGCGAAACTTCGGCTTGGTGCCCGTGTAGCTGGCAGCTTCAGCCAGCCAGTAGGACAGGATGCCGCCCCACCGCGAGCCGTCCGCGCGGCTGTCTTCATCCACCGCGTTGATCACCATACGCGCCGACTTCATGGGCAGCTTCTTGACGCGCTTGGCAACTTCGCCGGTATTGTAGATCCGCTCCAGCAGGTTCTGGTTGTACTCCGGCTCGACCAGGAAGCCGCCGTCGGACGGAACGGTCTCCGAGGTGCCCAGAGCCGCCTGCACGCGCGGATCGATGGCGTGGCCGCGGCCGTTGGTGATGGCGATCTGCGCCTTGGCGTGGGTGATGAGCTGCTCGCCCAGGCTGCGCCAGGGCTTCTGCGTAGCAAGGTTCGCACCCACTTCAATGCGGCTGGCGCCAGGTGTGTTGCGCTCTTCGTCCATCTGCTCTTCCGCGCGCTTGATGCGGGCGTTGAGCGAGGCGATCGAGGCCTTGTTTGCCTCGAACTCTTGACTCTCCGCGGCGGTCAGGTCGCGGTTGGCGTTCTCGGCAGTTTCCAGCAGGCCGGAATTCTTCTTTACCAGGTCCGCTTTCTGCTGCCGCAGAGCTTTGATATCGATCATTGTTTTTCTCCTTTGTCGAAAAACAGGGTGGGACTAAGGACCGGGGACCTGCCCCGGCCGCTAATCGCGGGTTGAAATCGAGCGCTGCGGCAGTCCGCCATTGGGCGGCGTTTGAGCGCGGAGGCGAGGAGCTTTGGCTCCCAGAACTTACGGGCAACAAAAAAGCTCCGCGGCGGCGGAGCTTTCTAAAATCGAAATGTGGCGGGACCGGCTGGATTCGAACCAACAAAAGCGGCTTTGGAGACCGCCGGTTTACCGTTGAGCCTACGGACCCGAAAGTACCCTACCTGCCGTAGCGATAGAGCATGTAGAAATAGCCGAAGAGGCCGACGCCAACGCTGGCAAGAAGCCCCGTCGCCACGAGAAGGCAAACGAGGGTCCGTTCGACCCAGGACGGAAGGCCTGCCACAGCCAGCGAAGACACGATACCTTGACGCGTAAGCCGCGGCGGCGAAGCTGGCGGAACGTATCCCATTATCTGCACTCCGGCAAACCGATGACTGAAAACTGACGACTGCTTCCGTGCTTTGAGGCACCTTTGTTTCAGGGGCGGACCTTGGCAAGCGCCGTACGGAGCTCTCCTCCGTCACCATCCCAGTGCCTCAAACCTCTAAACCGCTTCCATCTCCAGGCGGCGCCGTTCGATGGCATTCCTGGCTTTTTTCTCGCGCGCCTTGGTGGCGGCGTCGCAGGCGCAGCCGTCACAGGCGCAGTTCTCGCAGCTGCATATCTCACAGTTGCCGGCCTTGCACTGACCGCAGGCGCAAGCGCAATCACCGTCACCGTCCGAGTCCGGATCGGGATCATCGACGTCGGCGTACTCGTCATCGTCGGTGCCGTCGGCCTTCTTCTTTTTCGCTGCGCCCTGCAGATCTCCATCGGCCAGTTCGATGCCGTGCTTCTTGGCGGCAGCCTTGATTCGCCCGCGCGCCTTTTCCTTCTCGTCCTTGTCCGGCATGTCCGTCGAGGACCAGCGGGCGATGGCGTCGCGGATATGCGATTTGGTTTTTTCCTCGTCGCTGAATTCGATGGGTAGGTGCCAATCGTCGAGCTCGTCCGTGGGCCGGTAGGCGAAAGCCGACTTCTCCAGGTCCTCGCCGTCGACCCGCTTGGTCTTCTTTTCGGCCGCGAAGACCTGCACGTAATTACCGCTCGCATCAACGCCGGCAGAGATCAGTTCGCCGATGAAGACATGCTCGCAGATGGCGGAAGCGCCGCGGGCGCCGGGCGTTCGGGTGACGCCATGCTTCAACAGCGCATCGTCGAAGGTGCCGACCTTGTCTGCCATGCCCAGCTGCACGGCCTTCTTGGCGTCGAAGACTCTGCCCTGGCCGAACTTGGAGTGCACGTCCTCGGCCTTCATACCGCGGCCGCGCGCAACGGCCTTATCGAACATCTGGCCGAAGGTATCCACCATCTGCTGCATGTGGTCGCGCGCCGGATCCGTGAGAGGCTCGTAAGGATTGCCCTCCGCCTTATTCTCGCCGTACTTGACGAGGGTGATCTTGATGCCCAGGTTGTCAAGGTATTTGGAGTCGTCCTCGTGCGCGCAGTAAACGCCGATGGACCCGGTGAGCGAGCTGGGGCTCACCAGGATCTCCGACGCCTGGCTGGCAAGATAGTAGGCGGCCGAAGCGCAGAGCGAGTTGGAAACAGCGGTGACGGGCTTCTGTTTGCGCGCCTGGTAGATTTCGCTGGCCAGCTCATCGATACCCTCGACATCGCCGCCGGGTGAATCCACGTCAAGCACGATTGCCGAAACCAGGGGATCGTTGACCGCCTGGCGGAGCTGGTCCGTGAGGCTCTCCACGGTGGCTCCCCCAAAGTACATGGACCAGAACGAGCCTCGATGCGCCAGCATGCCGTAGAGCGGGACCACGGCCACCGCTCCGAAACCGCCGGAGGCGACAGTGCGAGCGCGGGCAGCCTGCGCGGCGAGCTGCTCGACGGCATGCGCGCGGAAGCGCTCGAACGCGGCGCCGCCCTCGCAGGCCAGTTCCGCGAACGCGAGCAGCTCGTTGAACTTGGGCTCGTGAATAAACCACATCTTACCGCTAAGCGCGCGGCGAATTTCCTGAATCTTCACTTGGAACCTCCGGTGATCAAGGCTGCGAGTTTCAGCGGCTCGGTTGCCGCGAGGCGGTCAATGTAGTCGTAGGCAGCGCCGCGGTCGCCCGCGGCGAGCAACTGACAGACGGCGCCGGCGCGTTCAAAGGTGGCCTGCTGCACCGGCACGAGTTTTCGCGCGTCGAGGTTAAAAGCCTGCGCGACAAACTGCGTCTGAGCCGCGTAGAACTCCTCCACTTCGTAGTCGCCGGCCTCGCGCTCCACCATTTTGCGCAGCGCGGCCACTTCCTTGCGGACGCAACGATCGGCCACCGCGGCGGCCAGGAGCTGCAGCTGCATGCGCACAATTTCAGGATTCGCAGTCGCACCCGTATCGTCGCCCGTATCAGTGCCCTCCTCGCCGGCGTTGGGATCATCGGCTGTGGTATCCGCCGTTTCCTTTGGCACGCCAGCAGGAACGGCCACCTGGTCTAGGGGCGCCCAGATGACGGGACGCCAGTAGCGGCGCCCGATGCCGCCGGGAATCGGATTCATATCCTCCAGAGCGCGCGCCTCGTCCTGGCACAGCCAGCCGTCCCCGATCGCCGTGTGATATGCGGCATAGCGGCTGGCGGTATCTCCGCGCAGCAGGGCAGCCATGGAGAACTTGGCAAAATATTTGTCCGAGGTGATCAGATCGCGCTGGATGGCCTGTTCCCACAGCACGCACCGGGCCAGGATGCAGTGGACCGCGTACATGATATTGAACTGCTCGACGCTGGCGTAGGTGGCGGTCTTTTCGGTTTCGCCGATGAGGTGCGGAGGAACGCCGAAGATCGAACAGATTTCGATGCGGGAAAACTTGCGCGCATCCAGCAGCTGCTGGTCGATGGGCTTGACGCCCAGCTCCTTGATCGTGACGCCGATCGGAAGAACGCCGGCCTTGCCGCGGTTGCCGCCGGTCTGCTGTTCCTGCCAGTTGCGAACAAACTTTTCGCGATCTTCCTTGGTCTTGAAGTTGGTGCCTTCAAAGACGAACGGGGGACGGCCGTCGTTCTTCAAGAACCGCGCCGTGTAATCCTGCTGGGCCAGGGCGACGCCGAAGGTGTCACAGGCCATGCCGATGGTGGACTGGCCGACCGCGCCATCATCAGAAAAGTTGCGCAGATGGAAGACTTCTTCCTGCACCAGGGTGCGGGTGTTGTCTGAAAGCGGATCGTTGTACTTGTAGAGCAGGCGCCCGGAAGGTTTTGCGCGCTCAACGTGCACGCGGTCTGGATGCATGGGAACGAGCTGGTCTACGGCGCCACGCGACCCGGGCTTGATTTCCGCGTAGGCGTTGCCGCGAAGCTCGAGATGACCCTGCATCTGCTGCTTGAATTCGAAGGCAGTCTGCTGGTCATTGGGCCGCTCATAGAGGACACGGTAGATGGGGTGGCTGGTGACCAGGCGCTTGGACCCATCGGGCGCCTCCGTGTAAATCTTGATGGGCATAGTGCCGATGTTGCGGCCAATGACACCGACACACGCGAGCACGGTGGCCACCCTTTTGGCGGACGCCTCGGTGATGCGCATGCCTGTGGCCGACGCGGAACCAAGCGGGTTATACCAGTAGTCATCCCAGGGTGCGGGCGTGCCACTGACATCGGCGCGGAGTCCAAGGGCTCCGCGGGAGATGCTTTCGATGAGAGCCATCAGCGTTCTCCACGGCGGAGCCGGTCATAACCAGCGAGACCACAAGCGGCGGCGAGCAGCAGGCCGCCAACAAGCGGCGCCAGCGGATGCCAGACCAGGTAGAGCCCGAAAACGAAGAGCGCCGCGCCGGCGAGTACTCCAGCGTCGAGCGCGAAGGTAAGAAGCTTGCTGCGGGGCGGCTGCGGTCGATCGTTCATGCTGCTGAAACCTCTGGATCTGTGTACTGCATGCCGCCCGCGGCCATGGCACAGAACAGAGCCATGATGAGCGCAACGATGCCGTCGATCTTTTCCCGCGAACGCTTCTTGTCGGGCTTGATGTTGCCGGCCGGATCCATCTGCACGATCACGTTCGACGCCATCCAGCGCAGAATCTCATTGCCGCCGTGGGCAATATCCTGGGTAAGCACAAGCTCGAGCAGCCGCTTGGTGGGAGCAAAGAGGCTGCCCATTCCCTGGCCGACCTTCAGCATCTCGAAGCCGTCTTCCTCGCCGAGCTGTGTAACGATTTCAGTGGAGTTCCAGCGATCGAAGCCGATTTGCGCGATGTCGAAGTCCTCGCGCAGCGCGTTGACGCGGACCCGAATGAACCGGTAGTCGATGATGTTGCCTTCGGTGAGTTCAAAGAGGTTATGGCGCTCCCACACGTCATAAGGAACGCGATCGCGCCGGCAGCGAAACGCAATGTTGTCCTTGGGCAGGAAAAAGAAGGGGAGCACATACCAGAGCGGATCTTCGTCAGTAGGCTCGAAGAGCAGAACGAAGGCCGCGATATCGGTGGTCGTGGACAGGTCAAGCGCGCCAAAACAGCGGCGGCCGCGGAGTTGATCGTAGGTCAGGCGCAGTTTACACAGGTCCCACTTATCCATGGGCATCCAATGCGAGAAGTTTGTAGTCCAGACGCACAGGCGGAAACGCAGAAAAGCATTAAGAGAGCTTGGATCCTCCTTGGCTTTCTTAGCGGCCTGGCGCAGATCGTCAAGCTGGACGGCGCCGCCCAAGCAAGGGTTGGCCTTGATCCAGTTGCTCTCGTCTTCCCAGTTGAAATCGCCCTGGCCCTCGTCGTCGATGCCACAGATCCAGGCAAACCAGGTGTCATCGGGCACGATGCCCTGCAGGACCTTTTCCGAGTACTCCCGCTGCCTATAGCAAACCGAATTTCGGTCGAAACCACTATTGGTGATGGCGAACATGAGCGGCTGTCGCCGCTTGCCCATGGCCGAATAGAAAACATCCCACACGCCGGAGCTGCGGTGAACGTGCAGCTCGTCGATACAGACAAAGGACGGCCGGAGACCCATCAGGTTCTGGTCTTCCGCGGCACACGGCTCGAACTTGGAGGCAGTCCCCGGTACGCAGAGGTTCTCCTTGGAAATAATCAGCCGATCGCGCAGGTAATCGGACTTCTGCGCCATCAGCGACGCGGTGTCGAACACCAGACGGGCGGTTTTGCGGTCGGTGGCCGCCGCGTAAACCTGGGCGCCAGCCTCGCCGAAGGCATGCAGCTCATACAGACAGAGCCCGGAGGCTACGAGCGACTTGAGATTGCCGCGGCCCCATTCGTTATAGGCAAATTTGAAGCGCCGGCGCTTGCCCTTGTCGTCCTTGCGCTTCCAGCCATAGAGAATCCAGAGACATGCCTGCCAGCAGGGCGGCAGTTCCAGCGGAAGGCCGTCGAATTCGCCATCGACGCCGACCAGAACATCGGGAAAATAGTCGATGACATGCTGCGCCGCCTTGCGATCGAAGAACAGGCCGCGCTGTCTGCCGTTCTTGAGATCGCGGACATGACGCTCGATCTGCAGGCGCACGAGCTTGGAGGTCGGAATGCGGTCTCGCAACACGTCGGCGATGTACTTCTCGGCGACGGAGCGGGCTCGGGACATCGCTTAGGTCATCCATACTTCCTGGCCAGGAGCTGGGAGCGCGAATCCTTGCCCTTGAGTGGTCCGTTGGGCGCGAGTACTCCGCCGAGCTTGGCGCGGCCGCCGCCGGTACCCCCCAACTCAACGCAGAGTGACTGGATCAGACGCTTCTCTGTGTTGTTGAGCTTCCCTTCGTCCTCTTTGAACTTCAGGTTGCAGTAACGCTCGAGCGTATGGCGCTCAGAGAACGTGTTCCAGGGCCACATGGCCGCACATTCGTACCAGATCGCCCGAAGCTTTTCCCACTCCGCGTAGCTCGACCGCTGCACACGAAGCTCGCGAGCGTGCTCCCAAGTGATGCCCAGCTCGGCCGCGACCTCGTTCAGCGTCTTTTCCTCGGCGAAAAGCATCTCTGCTCGCATCGCCATGGCGTCGATCAGCTTCCACTTGGCTGGCGGCTCGCCGATATTGAGACTCGGGGGTTCCGGCTCATTAGCACGCGCCGCCATACGCTTCGGGTCTTTCCTTCCGGCGCCTGAGAGAAGAAGCAAGCCTTTCGGTTTGGGCGGTCTGGCCATTTTCGACACCTTTGCAAGAGGATTTGGCTCTAACGGGCCCTCCAGGAGGGTTTAACGGCGTTTGGCGCGCGTCGCAGGAAGCAATGCGATGAAACTGGGAATTTGGGTTGCAATTCCCGGAAAATTCTCATTTTGCGGAAACGTGAGTATGTCCCCAAAACGGTCTAGCCGCCATGGTCTCCAGGGATTTGCACCCCTACCCCATCCGTTGCCAGCGCATCGCGGGAGCCTCGGCAGTCCCCGCATTTACCCAGAGCCCCAGTCCGCTGTTCTCAAGAGCAGTCTTCCTGTCGTGGTCTCGCTTGGTGAGCCCCTGCCAGTTCTCCGGGTCCCAGAACAGCTTCATATCGCCCTTGTGCGGAACGATGTGATCCACAACCTGCGCCGCAAAGACCCGCTGGCCGTGCTCGCCGAACCAGTCCACCGCGATCGGGTGCGCTCTCAGATACGCAGCGCTCGTCTTCTGCCAACGCGAACCGTAACCGCGCTGCGCTGAATTCGGCCTCGGCTCCCGGCCTCTGCCCTGCGCTTTGCATGCCGCGCAATAGCCGCTCTCCACCGGACGATGACAGCCCTTGCATGGAACCTTCGCGGCAAACGGCATCGACAGCCTCACGCATCAAGCACAGCAACCGACCATCAAGTGCACAGAGCCTCAGGCTTCAGCATCACTCGTCCCTGTCGTGTCCATAGAACTCTTCGGGATCAGGCGGCGCTCCACGGCCGGTCGCCCGCCGGTACGCTCCGCCGGTGCGGATGTTGTAGTCCTCCCACAGCACGTCATGCTCGCTGATGAACTGCCGCAGCGGCGCGGCCAGCGCATGCGTCGCATCCACAATCCTGCGCACCGCGCTGATCAAAGCCGCCGCCCCAATCACCACACCCAGAAGAAACGGCCACTGCACCTGCTGCACAGCCCACGTCAACGCTTGCGTCGGCATCCTTTTTTCCTCACGCAGGTTTGGGATACACGCGCACCGCGCGGTCTCCGAATACCGGCACGCCGGTTCCATCGTCGATGCGCGATGCGGGATGCGGCCACTGCCTCACCTTCGCCTGCGCGCGTTCCACCGCATCTTCAGGAGCCAGCGGCTTAAACGGCATTCCGGAAATCGGCGAGATGGAATCGTCCTTCTTGCGATACCGCCGCAGCCGGCGCGGATCGTTTTCATCCATCTTCGCCGTCGCCGATCCGCCCGAGGCGCTGAGCAAGCTCTCGCGCGCCGTGATCGTCGTCGGTGAGAAACGACGCGATTGCTTTTGCGGCAATCGCGGCTTGGGGACGAGCTGGAAATACCAGAGCTGCCCCTGGTGCTCATGCAGAATCCACTTGCCCTGCGCTACTTTGGCGATGCCCTCGGCAAACGAAACGCCGCGGCGCACCGGCTTCCAGCCGCGCGTATCGTCGGCTGGCCATAGTTCGAACTCGCCCGTGCAGGCGCGATACTGATTCATGGTTTTTCCGCCCATCGTCGATGAGCGCAGGAAGTCCGGAAGAGGACGCATTCAATTCAACCGCTGGTGGAAGCCAACGCTGGAAGTGAATTGAAGGCTTTTTAGACGGAGTACGAGCTACCCTTAAAACCGCTTGGTTTCGGCCAGCCCATCGGTCTTGCCGATGCCGGGTCCGGAAGATTCCGTTCCGAAGTGAATACTATCGCATTACTTTTTACATTGCAAGAGCGGCGCCCAAATAAAAATTCTCATTGCACCGTCTCCGCGCCCATCGAGACCATCGGCGCCATGCGCACCAGCTCGCCGCGGACCGTCTTTTCCACAAGTTCCCAACGCTTTTTCCGCCATGCTGCCCGGCGCTTCTTGTAGCGCTGGTTACTGCGCAGGTTCATCACGTATTTTTTCTCCACGTGGTACTTCTCGGCGATCGCGGCAATCGTCATCGTTTCCAGGTCGCCCAAAATCGCGCCACGCGTGGTCGCGTCCACCTTGCCCTGCATGCTGCTCCGCTCCGGAGTCCAGCGCTGCGCCGCCACAAACGCCTGGTCCTCTTCGGTCAGCTTCGGCACCACGCACGGATCCGCTTCATCCTCCAGCCATTTCGGCGTTTCCTGCTTTTGCGCCGTCTCCCAGCAGCACTCCTCGCCATCCGCGCAGCGCAGGCAAAGCGGACGCCGGTACCGCAGAAGCTTTCCGTCGTTCTCTTCCTCGCACTCTTCCCACATCTGCGCCTGGCAAAAATGCCCGTTGCGCCGGCAAAGCGCGCAGCCCACGCCAATCAGCGATTCCAGTGCGCTCATCGCGCCCCCCAGATCCGCTCGGCCGTCAACTCCGCAGCCGTGGGCGGTTTGCGCGCCGGCCAGTCTTCGCCCCTGCGGATCGGCTTGTCGCGCTCCAGGCGCGCACCGGCCGTCGCCCTTCCGCGCAGCAGCGAGCGGTCCATTTCGTCATCAAGATCGGCGCGACGGTTCGCTTCCCACTGGCCCGCGCTGTCCAGCTCCTCGTACAGCACCAGCCTGCCGCGCACCGTTGTCGCAATCACCACAAATCGCCTCATGCTCTTCCCTTCGATGCCCATGCCTGCTATAGCTCAGCCTGCCTGATGCTGCGGCCATGCTCCTTCAAAATCGCGTTCGCGCAGTGCAGCAGCTTCGCTCGCGCCTGCAGATTGGCCAGCGCTTTTTCCCGCGGCCACGTCATGTCGAACTGCTTTTCCAGATACCGATTCGCGCTGTGCAGCTTGTCCAAGGCCATCTCCGCGCGATGTTTCATCAGGCCCCTCATTGGCCGTCTCCCACGTCGTTGAACACGTCGATCCGCGCCGCCATCACCCGCACCCGCGCATCCATAATCGCCTTCCACTCCGCGCGCATCAGCCGCGGATGCAGCCGCGCCGCCAGGTGCAGTTCCACGCGCTCCAGCAGCGCCGCACCGTTCCTGCGCGAGCGCCGCCGCCTCCATTGCCGCATGGCCGCGCGATGGCACTCCGCACAATCCCGCTGGCCCTCCCTGCGCTTCTTTCCGCAACCGCATAGCTCGCTCACCGCCTTGTACTTCACCGCGCTCGCTCCTTTCCCGTTCCACGCGGAACAAAACGTGCCCCGTGGAACCATTCACCAACTCAGGCCCTCCACGAAGGCATTCGTGCAATCCACTTCCAGCCGGAACGGCTGATCCTCCGTGAACTCGCGATACAGTCTCGAAATGGGACTTATAGACTTGAGCCCCTATGCTGCTTCGAGCCTCCGCATCTCTTCCGCGTCCTCTCGGCTGATATGTTCCTTCGGGCCACGGACAGCCAACGCACCCTTGAGGGTGAGATAAAACATGCTATTGCCGCCCCAGAGAGGTCCGGTGCGCTCAATGGCGTCACCTTGAGCCACCATCGCCTGCCACTCTGGATAATCGGGACTGCCAGGGCCGGTGCAAAACCTGTTGCGGTAGGACGTGTTCTGTTTATTGGGCAGGCCCAACGCATGGCGGCCGAGTTTCATCTGTGTTTCAGTCATCTTTTCCCTCCAAGGCAGTTAAGTATGTAATTCCCCTCGAAATCTCCGGACTCATCGGCGTGGAGATCAGCAGCAGGCGTAATTTCTGCCGATTGATGTGCGCGCGCCGGAAAGGCGCTCTCCGCCAGACCCGCGGCGCCTGCTTTCTGCGCGTCTTCATACGTTTCTCGCTTTTCTGCCCGCGTAGCCCGGCGTCCGGATAGTATCCAGAACCTGCTGCTCCGTCAGGCCTTCCCGCTCCATGCGCCACTCCACGTGCTCCCAGAAGTTGCGCTCCATCTCCGCGCGCTGCGCCTCGCCTTCACGCCGCCTGCGCTCGCTCGCCTCCGCATCCGCCATACGCTCCAACTCCTTCGCCACTTCATCCGGCTTCGGGAAAAAGGCTTGCTCCGGATCGATGCGCAGTGCCTCGACCGCGGCTTCCAGCTTCGGGAGCGAGTACTTCACCGCGAGCTTCTCGAAGTCCGCCACGTACTCCGGCATCGCCGCCGTCATGTCCTGATGCGCGAAGCGCTTCATCAGCCGTCCCAGCATCACCGCCAGGGCCGTCGTATCCTTGTTGCTTAAGTGCCTTTGCAAGGGCCGCGAGGTTATCGTCAACGCGCCGCCTTTGAGCACTGGGCCGATCGGTTCCATCCGTTTCTCCCTTCGGAATCTTGTACCTGTCCAGCGGCCGCATGTAGCTCGTCAATGAGCCGATCCACGCGCGCGGCCTGTCGCCGTGATTCACCCCGGACCGGAACCGTCCGCGCAACAACCCCACGAACGTCTCCAGCTCCAGCTCCGGCAGATCGCGCAGAAACTGGCCCAGCGCCCCGGCCTCGCTCGCGCCCCACGGCATCGGCACCGCGGGATTCTTGGCGTCCCAGTAGTTTTCAATCGCCGCCTTGAACGGCGCATGACGCGGATCCGCATCGCGCCGCTGGCGCATGCCGGCGGAAGGGTTTCCTGACGGTTCCTTGACGGTTACTCCTAATGGGGGGTGTGGGGGGTTGTCGTCAATGTCACCTTTTTCTGTCGTCAATGTCACCTTTTGCTGCGCCAATGTCACCTTTTCCGCCTCGGAAAAGGTGACACCCTGACACCTTTTCAGCTTGGCAACATGAATCGTGTACTGCGAGATCACGCCGCGCCCCACGCCGCGCTCCACCGCGATCCAGCCGCCGGCCTCCAGCGCCGCAATCACCCGGACCACCGTCCGCGCTGAACGCCGGCTCATCTGCGCAATCCGCGCTATCGAAGGAAAACAGCTCCTGCCGTTGTCGTCGCAGTGGTTCGCCAGGCAGACAAGGATGTAGCATTCTGTCGCGTCTTCCGGCCCAAAATCCCAAACATCCGCCATCACCCGAATACTCACAACGTTCTCCCGTGCGCCGCTTCAACCCACTCGCGGCGTCTTGTTCTGCATTCCCGTGAAACCCTTGTCATCCTGGGCGGAGCCGAAGGACCTGCATCTGGCAGTTCCACGCGCCCGCGCCGGCCTTACAGTTTTTCCAGCCAGAAGTAGCGCGTCTTGCCGTCGGCGGTGCGCGAGCTGCTCAGAAACTTCTTTTCCTTCTTAGCCATTGCACGCATCTTGCCGCGCACGTACTCGCCATGCTTCTCGCTCTCAAACGAGGCTTTCAGCGCGTTCCCTTGGCCCAGCTCGCGCACCTGCAGGTACAGCTGCTCCGCAACCGGGCGGTTGCGCGGCGGCGGTTCCGGCACTTCGTCCATTTTCACTATCGCCGTCTCCGGCCTCGCGTAGCGGTTGGAAGGCACGCGATTGCTCGCCCTGCCCCCCCCCCCTTCCACTGCCACCACTTTCTGACTGCCCATGGAACTCCCCTTCCAAAGCGCCGATCTAGCCCAAACCGGCCGCTAACCACGAGTAACTCCGTTACAGAATCATCCGCATCGGAAACATCTGCACACCCGGCGACGGCGCCTTGGTCTCTTGTAACTCGGCCTCAAACTGCCGTAAGTCATCCGTTTGGCTGGCGGCGATCCTCGGGATAAGTGCCTGCACCGCGATCCCGCTCTCCGTATGCCCTTCCCACACGCGGCACCGTATCTCCGGACCGCCCTCCGCGGGCTCAATCTCCACCACGCGCGATGTGCTTTCAATCGTGATCTTCATCGTATCTCTCCCTCTTTCCGTGATAACTACACCATAACTGTCCGCCGGATGCATCCCAGCCGCGCGGCAATCGCCTCCAGGCTCTCGCCCTCGAGCGTCGCCCAGGTCAGCTCCTCGATCGCCCTTTTGTCCCAGCAAAACTTCATTGGCCCTGTCCCTGGTGACGCAACCATCGCGCCACGCTGCGCCGCTTCTGCCTGCGCCGTGCGTGGATGTCGCCGGCGCGCACATCGCCGGCCGCGGTCAGCAGGTCGATGGCCACCTTCACATCGCCCAGCTCGCGCTCCAGTTGAACCTGGTTCGAGGGGCCGCCGAACGGCGAACTGTTCTGGTAGCCATGCCGGAGGATCTTGCCCACCGCCTGGGCCGCTTCGCCCAGCTCCTCGGCCAGCAGCGCCAGCCGCTCCGTCTCCGCGGGCGTCAGGCCGGAAAAGCTACGCTGCGCGTCCTGGGCCAGCTTCTGGCGCAGGCCATCCAGCTCATTCCCCGTGCGCGCAGCGTCGCCGCGCAGCGTGTCAATCTCCGCCGCCGCAACGCGTGCCCGCTCCGCCGCGGAAAAATACAGCTCCGCCGTTCTCTTCTGCGTTGCGGGCAGCCGGACATACCATCGAACCTGATCCATCACGCACAACCAGAGCTGCTTCACGGTCTTCATCTTCCCCTCCAACTCGTCCGCTGCGCCGCCAGGTTCGCGCGCCGCGTCTTTTCCTTGCGGTACCGCCGCGCGTCGGCGGCCTGCTTCGGATCGCTGAACTTCCAGCACTCGGTGTGATCGATCACCAGCAGCTCCCGCAACTCCGCCAGCTTCTCCGGCGTGCGCCGCGCCGCCGATCGCACCTCTTCGAACTCCTCGCATCCGTAGCACTGAAATGCGTTGAACTGCTCCCGCCAGACAATGCCGCCATCCTCCGGCCGCGTACGCTCGAACCTGTCAACGGCCGTCCCCATGCCTGGCTCCGTTCATAAACGCCACCATCTGGCGCGAGCTCTGCTCCACCGCGCCCAGCTTCAACGCCGCCATCCTTCGCGCCGGCGTCAGGTCGTAGTGCGGCAGCCGCCCGTGCTCCTGAAACCACTCCCGCTTCAGGCCCATCGCCTGCGCCATCGCGTGCAGCTCCGCCGGCGAGTCGGCATACATATGGCAACTCTCCGTCCAGCGAAAGCTCGCCGAACCGCCCCATCGCCGCAGCTGGTCTACATACACACTCACCGCTTCTTCCCTTCCACAAAACCCGCCTGAAACGCCCGCCACTCCGGGATCTGATTGCGCCGGCTCCAGTCGCCCGCGTGCTCCGCGCGGAACCACATCTGGAATGCCGCCCACAGCGCATCGTTCGCCGCCATCCGCGCCCGCTTCGCAACCTCCGCCTCGCCGATCGCCGTTTCCTGTGTGCCTTGCGTCATCTCTCTACCTCAACCATGTGCGTCACGTGCCAGTTCCCGTCCGCCCTGGAATGATCCGCCAGAAGGAACGGAACCGTAATCGCCGCCCAATCCTTCAGCCCCACCCAGCCCGATCCGTTGTTCAGGCAATTCACATCCCAGATACCCACGTTTTCCCGATTCACCCAGGAGGCGCCCACCCAGTGCGTATGCCGGTACCGCGCTGCCCTCGGCACGCCCTCCCGGGTCCACGGACCTTCCCACTGCACCCGCGCCAGGCCCCAGCGCGGCCACCCGCCGAAAGCCCTCGGCGCAAAATCGACCGTGAAGCGCACGCCGAGGTTGCGCAGGATCTCCCACATCAGCGTGGGATTCGTGTAGCCCTTCAGCTCGAAATCGCCCAGGTGCGGCCGCAGCTCCTCCAACGTGAGGCAGCGGATCGCCGCCACCGCCGCCGGACCGCAGCTACAGCCCCATTCACGAAACGCGCGCTCCATGTCGTCGCACGTGAAGCGGGGGCTACCCCAACGGCCGCGCACGGTCTGCGATCCATCCACCGTTGACTCCTCAATTCCCGGCACCTTCACGGCCGCCTCCTGTGTTCCATGCGCTCTGTATGCTGCTGCCAGTTGGAAACCGGCGCGCCGCACTCCGGGCACCACTCCAGCCGCGAGGCCTCGGACCGCTTGCGCGCCGGAACCAGCCGCATCGGCCGGCCCGAGCCAGCGGCCGGAGACATCGCGCGCGCGTCCACTACGCCTCGCCGCTTGCCGGGAGTCCTCCGCTTCTTCGGTCCCCACATGCGCGCCGAGGCCTTCACGCGAATCCCCAGCGCATCGGCCTTGGAGCGCACCCCGCGCGGCGACTTGCCGGTTAGCGCGGCCAGC